ATCAATCAGGAATGTGGCAACAAGCTCCATTTGATGTAAAAATTTCTGGTTTTACTGGAGATCAAAGAATAATAACCGTCGGCAACACAGGAACGCCATTTGTAGTTGCGCCAACTGGAACATCTGGTTTATTTATATGGAATCAAGCAACAACAACATGGATACCTTTTTCTGGAAGCACAGGTCCACAAGGAATAACAGGACAAACGGGCTCTACAGGCGCAGCTGGCCCTCAAGGAAATACGGGCGCAACTGGCTCGACTGGCGCAACTGGCTCAACTGGCAGTACAGGCGCAACTGGATCGACGGGATCGATTGGCGCAGCTGGCGCAACTGGTGCAACGGGCTCTACTGGTGCAACGGGCTCTACCGGCTCGACAGGTTCTACTGGTTCTACGGGCTCTACTGGCGCAACCGGCTCTACGGGCTCAACTGGCGCAACTGGCTCTACAGGCGCAACGGGTAGTACTGGCGCAACGGGTAGTACTGGCCCTCGAGGTGCAACAGGGCCACAGCCTATATTAATGCCAATTTCCGTGATAGACGCATATGATAATACAGGAGGACAAGGCATAACAGGTACTCAAACTTTAAATTTAGACGCAGTAAGAATAAATACAGGAGAGTTTATTTTAAATACTGGTCCAACAGGAACTACAGGTGGAACTACTGGTTCTACAGGCATTGCAGATTCTATTACTGTATTAAATTCCGGATTATATAGAGTTGCATATAAAGTATCTGTCAGTTCTCAAACATCCACAGCTGCAAATGCTCCAAGATTAACAACATTTTTAGAAAGAGATGTTGGAGGAACAGGAGCTTCGTTTGTTGAAGTTGATGGTGTAAGAGGGATGATAAGTTCAGGAATTACTGGATCTGGAAATACAACTAGCGCAGAAGCTATATTAAACGTTACAGCAGGTTCATTATTTCGTGTAAGAGTAAATAATACAAGCGTAACAACTTTGCCATTAACTTTTACTGATGGTTCAAGTTTAATTATACAGTCTATGAATGGTGCACAAGGAGCAACTGGTCCAATGGGCGCAATTGGTTCGACTGGCGCAACTGGTCCTCAAGGTATTCCTGGCTCAGCTACTATGTTTGGAGGAACGGGCGCAACGGGTGCAACAGGCTCTACAGGCTCAACAGGCTCTACGGGCGCAACGGGTTCTACGGGCGCAGCTGGACCATTTCCTATTATATCTGTTAGCGGTGCGACTGGTATAACTGGTACGCCTACATCCGGACCAATTACAGTTAGTAACGGATCCGAACTAAGATTTATTGGATCAAATGGAGTTAATATATTAACATCAGGTGGACCATCTGGGCCAGTTGTCCAAATTGGTCAATCGACTGCCTTACAGTCGATAAATTTTGACGCTGGTCAAAGATTAAGAGTTTCAGAACCATTTACTTTGCTTCAAATTGATTTATCATATGATTTGGATCCAATAAATTTAGAAATTGGGTTTACTGGAGCTGGTAATACTGGAACGTATAATTTTAATCAAGGGTTAGCAGATTTATCAGTAGTTGCAGGAACGACAGGAGAAGTATTTGCACAGTCTTATATGTATGCTCCTTATCAAAATGGGAAGAGTCATGAAGTTTTTCTTACTTTTATTTTTGGAGCCGCAGCTGCAGGTGTGACTAAAAGAGTTGGATACTTTGATTCAGGCAACGGTATTTATTTAGAACAAGATGGCACTAGTGGCTTAAATATTGTTCAACGTAGTAACGTATCTGGAACTGTAGTTAATACGTCGATAAGTCAAGCAAATTGGAATACTGATAAAATGGATGGAACAGGCGCGTCTAATATTGTCTTTAATCCTTTGGCAGCTCAAGTATTATTTATAGATTTACAGTATTTAGGTCATGGTTCAGTAAGAGTCGGCCTTTTCATTAATGGGTGTATTTTCGTTATGCATCAATTTATGAATGCTAATAATTTAACAGTTCCATATATGAGAACTGCAACTCTTCCTATACAAGCGACAATAAATGGATCAGTGGGTTCTACAGGGTCTACATTAAAATTCAAGTCGGCATGTGTTCAAACTGAAGGAGAAAAATTAGGGCCACCAACTGCTTTTATGACTGCTACTGGGTTTTCAACCACTGTTGGCCGAGCTGCATTATCTATTCGTCCAAAATTAACATTTAAGAATAGAACAAATCGAAGCGTAATGGTAATAGATTATATAGAGATAAGTAACTCGAGTCCTACAACAAATGCTGATATTTATGTATCAATAGGGCAAAATCCAATAGGAGCTACTTGGCAAGATGTAAATACAAATTTTAGTGCATTTGAATTTAGTCAATCTAATTTCGTCTGTGATGACGCAACGGGAATAACGATTGCAATAATAGCATTACCTGAAAACGCATATACACGTATAAACCCAGATTATTTTTATCCTATATCATTATCAAGAGGAGGAGAGTCCAGAAATTTGGGGATGATAACAATATATTCCGAAGGTGGCTCATTCCAAACAACTATAAAATGGAAAGAATATCGCTAATTTTCATTATTAATATAATGAAGACTATTCATCTTTTTCTTGTTCTTGTTCAACTTTGAGTAATTTATGACAGCTTTTAATTTCAATGACATGAATAACTGTTGGCTTACCAGCTAATAAACGCCCATCTCTAACTTTTGATAGAATCATTTTCCAGCTATTTGGTTGTTCAGTAACAACACGATGATCTGGATGTGATTTTTTAAACTTGGTTTCTAGATTTTTTGTTAAATCTATTAAAAACTCTTTTGCTAAAATTTCTGAATTACAGAAATATAAAAATTCGCCATCTATAAAAAAACCAAAAGTTGTGTCTGCAGGGGAATAATATGTCGTATTTGTAATTTTAACCGGTTCCATTTATTATATTCATATTTAATAATATAAATTTTTTATTCATTAACAAATACGAAACCGTTTTTAACCATCCACAAAGCCACATGATTGTAATCTAAATTACGAGAAATATGATCATACAACCTCGCCTTGGTTAAGATATCTTGAACTGCAAGACTTTCATCCTCTCGCATAAAACTAGCATATCCACCAGGATAATGAATACTCTCTGGAACAGTCTTTAGACATTCTTCAATGTTAAACATCATTTTGTTTTTTGTTTCTTCAGAGATAATATTTGAGGGAAAACCATAAATTTCCAAGAGCGTTTGCATTTCAACAGATAAATGAGGATCAGTAGTTGACCATTCGACCGACTTTTCTCCAACATTTATTAAAGGATTTGGATTAGCATTGTATAATAGTAAAAGGCGAACTCGAGTCAAGTCGTCTTTTAGAGCGGCATACACCAATGCAGTTTTTCCATCATAACAAACATCGACATGGACACCTTGCTCAAGAAGACTTTCCAACTCTTGCTTATTTGTAAATGTCAATAGTGGAGATGGTTTCTCAGTCGGATTTGTAGATACATTATTACCCATTTCTAATAAATAAATATTAATATATGTTTTCAATTTTCATATAAAATTTATAAAACTCTTGCAATGCCTTTAGTTTCCAACTAAACGTACATTTCTTTAATTCTTCGATTGCTTTGGCTTGTTTTTCTTCAATTGTAAGTTTTGACATTAGAATATCCCCTAACCGGATTGTATTGAAAATCTTATCTGGAAACTGAACCCATTTATGTTGGCATTTTTTATAAATGTCATATTTAAACCGTTCATAACCTTCTAGTAAACATGTATTAAACGTTGAAATTTCTTGTTTTGTAAAGTTATTTTGTACAAATGTATCTATATTTTCATTTTTAAAATGAGCGATAAGTAACGCAATATATTTATCTGCTGAGCGCGATTTTATTTTCATCGTTGTCATATCATTTTTTGATATAATTCTAATGCTATAAAGTGAATCACTATATATAGTTACAAGTAAAGGCATATTTATAGAGATCCCTTTATCAAACAAAATAGGTGCAGATTTTTCTTCAGTTGTTAGTGGTCTTTGTTGATTTTCATTAAATTGTTCAACAATAAATTTAGGAGTATTACAAAAATTGGGAACAATCCATTTAGACGGCACAATAAAAGCGTTTAAATCACGATTATACAAATACGACAATGTAATAGTTTTAAAGGTATCTAACAAGAAAATATATGCCTTATTTTTATCAAGTGCTTGAAATTCTTGTTCTTTGGCAATTGACAGAAAAATATTTCCAAATGTATTACCTTCTTCCCAATAACATACATAACCATCAATTTTATCAGTTGTAGATAAAAAATAGGCATATTCATAATCTACAAACCATGCAAGATCGATATCATATTCAGACAATAATTTCTTTTTAACAGAATAAAACGAAAGTAAAATTCCTTGGGATGCAATAGATATAGTATACGGATTTGTAATCATTGGAGAAACATTAAATTTTGAACTATCATCTACAACAACGTCAATAACAAGGCCTGGTCTATTACAAACAACTTGATCATCTAACAAAATCTGACCCGTCTTGATTATACTTAGCATTTTTATTTTCTTTTTATTTTAAAAAGAAAATTCAATTATTTTCAGACTTGGATTCATCAAAATATTGTTTGCATAGATCTAAATAATATTAGTTTGAAAGACAATAAAATTGAATTTTAATGAAGATATGGATGAAGTATTGTAATTGAACTAGATTAAAGGAATAGTTTTAAGAAATGCAGGATACAAAAACTAAATCTCATGGAAAATGTTTCTTGTGTTTAACTAGTAAGGAAATTAAATGTTATAAAAAAATTAAATTATGGGAACAAATATTATATCAACAAACAATAATTAAAAAAGGAACATGGATATATGCAATAGGAATAATTAAACCAAATACTTCTATTAAATATAGCTGTATATGTGGCCAATGTACCGATGAACGGCCTAATATATGTGACGATCGATGCTATACAAATGAATTTGTAATTGACACATTCAAAACACTTTCTGGACAAGAAATAGACATTAATTCAGTAAATTCTCAAAATTTTAAATATAAGAAAGCAATTAACTATTGCGATGATACAGATTTTATTCCGCCAGAGTGTATTAGTGGGAATATCATAAATCGTGAATGGATCAATGTTCCTAATCATTGTAGTGGGTTAGTTGGGTTTATTGGAGAACCATCATTTGAATAGTTTCATATTTAGAAATACGAATTTATATTGTCAGTTGTAATATATCTATTTCACGCATTGCTTTTTGATGTAATTTGTAATCTTTTTTATTTTCTAAATAAATTATAACCTGATCATATTCATTAACCGTTTTAATTGCGTCTAATATTCTTTCTTGCCAGTTATTTTTATCGTACCAAACATCATCTTGAGTTATTCGTATCATAGATAACCCATTTTTAATGGCTAATTTCATTTTAATTATATCTCTTTCTAAAACTTCTTCAGGAGTCTTCCATTGTGCAACTTGAATAAAATGTTGATCTCCATCCAATTCTATTAGTATTTTTAATTTTTGAATATAAAAGTCAAATGGAAGTCGTCTTTTTATTTTACACCAGTCAAATTTGATTTGGGTCTGGCAATTAGCTGAAATATTTTCAACGAGAAATTGATATAATTTTGTCTCCGTTTTATTTTTACATATACCACACCAATGACCTTTAGTTACGTTTTTTATTACAGTATTAAATTCATGATTATTTTCACAAATAAACTTATGGTATGTTTCTGAACCATTTATTATCATTCTAGGATTAATAGTTTTATCAGCCAAAAAACGCGACTTTTCATAGTTAGCAAATGAAGTATTCCAACACCATATACATTTATCATTTTTACATAATTTTTGTTGTGGAATACAGCAATATGGACACCAAGTTCCATTTGATATACTACAAATTAACCCGGAAAATGAATGATCGCATGTTTTACATTGAAATTCATATTTGTCATTTGCAAATTTAAAAATCATTCTAGGATTAATAGTTTTATCTAATAAATATTTCGATTTTTTATGACTTGCAAACGAACTATTCCAACACCATTCGCATATATTTTCGCATAATAGTTGTTGTGGTGTACAACAATATGGACACCATCTTGGTTGTTTAACAGATGATACATGAGCTATGGATGATTCAAATATATGCTGACAATTTGGACATTGAAAATTATATTTATCTCCTGAATGTTTAAAAATCATTCTAGACTTAATAGTTTTATCTAATAAATATTTCGATTTTTTATGACTTGCAAATGAACTATTCCAACACCATTCACAACTATTTTCACATAATTTCTGTTGTGGTTTACAACAATATGGACACCATCTTGGTTGTTTAACAGATGATACATGAGCTATGGATGATTCAAATATATGCTGACAATTTGGACATTGAAAATTATATTTATCTTTGGTATGTTTAAAAATACTTCGTGGAATAACATCAACTAAAAACTTTGATTTTTCATGACTTGCAAACGATTTATTAAAACATGTATTGCAATCTTTCTCTTGACATAATTGTTGATTAGTACAATATACACACCATTGATTATTGTATGTTATATTTGATATTTTCATATTAATTTTATGGTTACAATTTGGACAAATAAAATTACATTGTTGATGACTTCCTTTTGTTATAAAACGCGGATTGACATCAATTATATATTTTGATTTTTCATGACAAGCAAATGATTTATCTAAACACGTTTGACACTCATCATCAATACAAAGTTTACCACGTTTATTACATCGAAATTTTTCTAATATACAATTTATTATTTCTTCAGTTGTCATATTACTTTTTATCTGTTTTGATTTGCAAAGTTGTATGGCAAAAAACATATATAATTCACATTTGGTTTTATTTATTGTTTGCTGTACAAATGTCATTTCTATCCAAAATTTTATAATAATTATTTTCAATTTTCTTTTTGTTTAAAAGAAATCATTTAGAGAAGAATAAATTATATAACTTTATTGTTTGGTCAAATGGAACATCGATTATTCTTTGTATTCTACGGTTTAATCTCTCCAATCTTTCTGTCCATTTTATAATTTTATATTAAAATATATAAAATTCAATTTCCTTTTTATTTTGTAGAATGTGAAAAAATTAAATCTGTCTCATCTTCATCTCCCATCAAGAATGTTGGTCCATCAAAATACATTTGAAAATCTGCCTCATCCATTTTATCTCCAGAAAGTTCAATTTCTTCTGCGTAAAACTTTTCATCCTCTCCTCCAAATTCCTGAGCATCTTCCTCGTCTTTTTTATCACCATCTTGCAAAATATCTCGTTTTCTAACTCCATGAATAACAGGAAGTTGTGCACCCAAATGTTGTACATATTTAAAATATTTAGGAACCTTGTTAGTTTCTCCTATTTTTGTCTTTTTAGAATGGTAATATGTAATCATTGTTTTACAGAAATCATGATACGATGGCGGAACTAGTTTTTTGCCCTTGGTATTCATCCCAAAGTATTCAAGGTATTCTTGAAAAAAGTCGTCGGTTACTTTTAATGTATCTTTAGTATTTAACGTTTCAATTACTGAAATACCTAGAAACTGATCAAAAATATCATTCGAATTGCGATAGTTTTGAGTCGCAACTTTAACTTTTTCTGGAAGAGGATATAGACTTTCAAGTTGATACATTTTAAAATATTGTAAAAAGACCCAATAAAAAGCATCTTTTAATTTACTCAATTTTTCGCCGATAGACTTGTCTGGTTTGAAATGTTTACGCACCCACTGTTCACGAGGATCTGAAGGAGCGTCATCATTAAACACAGATTCAAATGGAATGACTCGTAAACGATTCCAAGTGGGTTTGTCATTCGCAGGCAAAGGAGGTAATTTATTCATCATCATAATTAACGTAAGAAGAATTTGCATGTCACCACCTTTTGAATAAAGTGTTCGTACCTGAATGTCATCTGAACCAGAAAACATCTTTAACGCACCAATATCCAAAGTTTCATCTTTAGACAATTCCTTTACAGACCCCAAACGTTTATTTCTTGCATTTGCAATATCAGGCGATGGACCACCTGCACTTTTATTATTTGTTACAACAAAACGATCTCTTGAAAGTGTAATCGCATAATCTCCCCAAACACGTTCTATAATCTTGAGACAGGCAGATTTGCCATTATCACCCTCAGAGTTGGTCATCACGAGAATCATTTTCTCCCGATTGCCGGCCATAAGACAAACGGCCATAGATTTGAGAAAGAATTTTCTTACAACTGGATCAACATGAATTTTAGCCCAGAAACGCATCACAGATTTAATATCAGGATGATCCCATGTATAGTCTCGATAATATGCGCCCATTTTCATAGAAACGTAATCTTCTGGTGTTCCTTTACGATGAGTGCCAGTCGCTAAATCATAAACGCCATTCATGTCTCCAATTAATTCTGGCTCAATATCTAATTTATTCTCAAAGTTTTCATCCGTTGAAAAATTTACCTTGGCCATTGAAATACAATTGTTAATTAAAGAATTTGTTCCCAACTTGGTTAGATTTTTAAACGCATCTGTTAAATGTTCTTCACCCTTGATATATTCCTTTAAATATTCCTTGAGATCTATACGAAATACGTTATGCATCAATTTTGAATTTCGATATTGATCCATTTTCCAATGTCCAGGATCGTTGAAAAACTTGAACCAATTTTCGTTACTAGTATATTGATACTCTTTTCCATACAATTCAAAAGCCAAATCGGCAAGCGCGCCTTCGTTAAAAACTTTAACAGCCATTTCAGTTAAACTACGATTTGTCGAACGACGCCACTCATCATATTCCTTTGGAGAATCTTGCTGAGCCCACCATTTGATCGAACCAATTGACCAAGTATTTGACTCTCGTTCAGATGCCCATTTCCAGATATTACGCATTTGAATGGAAGTATCTGGATTTGAAAACATTTCTGGATTCATTTTTTCAGAGATTAATTCCCATAACTTGAACCCTTCCTCGTGTCCTTTAGAAACGGAAAATAAGCACAATCCAAGATTACGCCATTCTAAACGATTATCAAATCTTGAAGCGTTTAACATGTGGCAAAGTTGAGAAGCCTTGTCTAGTTCAATGTGGTTATATTCTCCAGTGTTTAAATCTTTTTTCCATTGGCTCTTTTTAGCTTCTCTATCTTTAAGTTCTTCTTGTAGTTTTTCCTTAAAATCGTCTGTTGGCTTGAGTAAAGGGATATTGTCCACATTGGTCATAAGAAATAGTTTAACCGTTTCCACAGAATCTCCAATGACACTAAATGATTTAATTGTCGTTTTGTTACCCTTTTTTCTATATAGAAAATGCGAAACGCGATATGCCATATTGTCTTTGACCGAACCATATAAAGTCCAGTTTGTAGATTCAATAGGATCGATGCATTTCTGTGCAGTTAGTTGACCCGTAAAAACGTTATCTTGGTCGGAAATATAAGTAACAATTTTTCTGATTTGTTCTAGTTGCAAGGCTGTACCACGAGCAAATGGGAAATGCATATGAATACCCATCAACTCTTGTTCGTCATCTGATTTGACTTTACGACGAATATCGCGTTTGGTTAAAACATAGCAATGCAAGTTTTCATCAGTTGTTTCAAAATTCTTTTGGATAAAGTCGGCAAAATAATCATAAATCTTTGTATAAATAAATTTTAAATCAAGACCATCTGATTGAGCACGAATAACCGTTTTTAAATCAATATCTATGCGAAACGGAGAATCATCTTTATTTGGTTTTTCAGTTGCATAAAAAACAGAACGATTTTCAATATCGGTGTAAACCTTTTGACACATGTCCCCTAATTTTGGCTTGGGAACATAATAAGAACCTCCTTGGGGAAGTCTTGTAGTAATTTGAACCTCATCGTCGCGAACAGGACGAGGCTTCGAGATCGACTCTCGTTTAATAACATTTCCGTCAATATCCGTAACCCTATATTGTTTTAGGAATTTAAAAAGCTGAGAATTTGTTTGACATTTATCAGTGTCCATAAATTCGTCTTTTGACATGTTGTTATTCAAGTTATAAATTTAAAAATATTTTCAATTAAAATATTTTTTTTATACAGAGTTTTTAAAAAAGCCCTATAAATGATATAGTTGATAAAACGTAAAAAAAGTCTTGTCTTCTATCAATTCCATTTTTATATATTTAGGCATATTTGCGAGTACCATTAATTTATAATTTAATTTAGTAACATATTTATATTCTTTAGAATTGTTGAAATGATTACACCCAATTTGTGACCAATCCCATGGTAATTTAGGATTATCTAGAATGTCTTGCCAATGAATTGATATATTTGTAGAAAGTCTTCGCCAATTCCAATCTTTGTCAATATGTTTCGAAATAAATTCCCAAGATATTAACTCATGATCTGAAATTCGTGACCAGTCCCATGGCAAATCAATATTTTTTTCAATAATATCCAATGTAACAGTCTTATTCCAACATAATATATCCCAACTCCATGGATATTCAAGATTTGCTTCAATATCTTGCCATGTGATAGATTCGTTTAAACCAAGAGTATTCCAATCCCAATCTTTGTCTTTATGTTTTTTAACAAAGTCTAAATTTATTACTGGATTCCCTGATAATGCATACCAATTCCAACGTTTATCTAAATTTTGTTCAATAAATTCGCAAGTTATTGATGGATTTTCAGATACACGTTCCCATACCCAATCGTCATTAGGATTATCTTGAATATCTTGCCATGTTATTAACGGATTTTCTGAAAGATTTGCCCAAACCCATGGCAGTTTGATATGTCGTTTGACAAAGCCGTAATTTATATTTTCGTTTAATGATATGAAATAAAAGTCTAATTTATCGTAATTAGCTAGAATAAATTCTAAAGATAAATTTTTCATTGAAACATAATCCCAATCCCATGGAAACTCAAGATTATCATGAATATTTCGCCAAGTGATTGATGGATTTCTAGAAAGATCTGTCCATACCCATGGCATATTAGGATTATTTTTGACATCTTCCCAAGTTATAGCAGGATTTCTAGAAAGTAACTCCCAGTCCCAAGGCTTATCCAAATGTTTTTTCACAAATTTATAATTAATTGATAAATTTGTAGACACATTATTCCAATCCCATGGTAAATCTACATTTTTGTCAATATCTTGCCACGTTATTGCTCGATTTCTAGATAAAAGCGACCAATCCCATGATTTATCCAAATTATCCAAAACAAGTTGGAAATTTATTGTCGGATTCAAAGAAATAATTCGCCAATCTTTTATGACAAATTTATAAAAGGCACTCATTATTATTATAATGAATACAAATTAGATAATTTTAAGTTGTGACTTCGCCAGCTTCTTCATATTGCTGAAGCAATTTAGAGCCAGCATTTAAAATCTTGTATAATTTAACTTCTCCAGATTTCAATTTTTCTAAAATACTTGTAATTTTTCCATTTTGAACAATTTCCATTACTTTAGGCAAAACACTTGCCATATCAAGACCTTGTCCACCATTCTTCATAATACTTTCCAATACTTCTCCTCCCAATTCATTTAACAGACCCGCCATAAATTTAGATTCTGCAGAATCTTCATCTAAATCTAATTTTTTAAGAAAGCTCATCAATGTTTTTCGCAAATCCATATACAGCGATCTTAATGTTGCCATATATTCGTGCCAAACAGAAGCGTCTTCGGGATTTTTCTTACATCGTTTTTCTAATTCTCCCAAAGACAAGCGTCCTGATTTATATTCGACATAATTATTACCTGTAAAATTTTCCCATTCGTCAAGATTTTGAAAACATCTTGCAAAAGCTTTTTTGATGTCTTGGATTTGTTCAGGCGTTAGAGTTGCAGGTTTTGCAACCAATTTATATAGTTTCTCTACAAGTTTATTCTTCCCAAGTATATCGTTTGCAAAACTGACAAATTCGCGGATAGTAGTAATTTCAGGATCCATTTATTGATATTTTTTGTTTAATTTGTTTTATAAACAGAAATCTCTCTTTATTGTCGAGATTGTCAGTATTAGGTTTTAAATACTCGTCTATTTATAAAATGCTTTTATATTTTGGATATTTCAATGACTTTCCCCTATTCCCATATTCAAGTATGCAATATAAATTGCCAAAAATCTGTTCAAACACTGATATTTTAAGGAGACTAAAAGAATGCCATCTGTACAAGTTTATTTTTTGTTTTCTAAACATCTCTGAATTATATTTAACAATACAAACCGAAATTAAAAATGTTATTATAGTTGGAGATAATTCCCCAGACGTTGATACTTGCAAAACAAACGATATTAAAACTAGTTTATTAAAAATTATGTTGTCTAGAGATTTTCCAACAATATCGACAGATATTCAACATGATATTTATAATTATTTTTTCCCTTTTACAGAATACAAAACTAGATGGTTTAAACCAGTTATAGATGCATGGTCTTTAGCTGATACAAATACTGCCAATTCGTGGTTATCACAGGAACAGGAAAATTCTATTATTATTGATTGGCTTGTTATGATTAGAGAAGAATTATATAGAAAAAGGTTGGGAGATAAAAGTTATACAGATGGTAAAATTGAAAATATAATCAAAAAATGGAAAATAGAAAATGGAATCTACTCATTTTAATCTGCAACTTGAAGAAGGTAGTCGTACATGGAAAGACAAGTCTGGAAAAATCATAACGACACTAGTATATGATGACAAGGAATTTAATATTAAAGACTGTATTCTGTCATGGTATCTATTATCACATGACAATGTAAATGTAAATGGTCGTTATAGCTATTCCTCGTCCATGCCCTTTGACATGGTAGAAGATTTGCTGAGTACTCGGATAGGAGGCGATAAAGGTTTTCCTATCAGTTATTACAATAACGAACGTGATTGGGAAGATACTAAATATGCCCATACATATTACGATATTTTCAATTTTTTCAGTACAAGTTACAAGGTTATTTTTGATGACAATCCTGTTCCTTGGAATCCAATTGAAATTTGGAAATGTGATAAAACTGACAAATTTGAAGAAGGAGTACCGGTTCATCGAGAAAATTCTCTACATGGTGAAAATAAAGATGTAGGCTTGCGTTGGCATTCTATCAACACTATGTTTTTTGATTACAATGAAAATGATATTCCTACATTTACAAAATGTCTAACATATGGATATGGACGATGAAACAATAATATTTTTTAAAAAATATTATAAAAATGTATATAAATGTTTCAATATACATTTACAAAAGTTATAACCAAGTTTAATGCATTTGTAAAATACATGTCAGATAATCTCATTTTACACTCTGGAATGAGTTTACAAGGCGACATTTTAATTATAGAATTTCCAGAAGCTCTTTCTACTGAAGAGTTGAATAATCTAACTGAGCTTGTAACAAATTATGAAGACCCTTTAATTTTTCTAACATTTTCACACACTGAAACATATCCCATGTTTTCATCGCGAACAACTACCGAACTTCCAAGTGTAATTGTCGGCGATAAAAAAGTATTGCAAACTTTTATCTTTTCAAATAAAGATGCTGAAAATACAATTTTAAATTCTTTAAAAACAGTCATTGAATACACTTGTCCACTCGTAGAAAACTTTACCGGAATTTCTGGCATAGCCAACTTTGAAATATATGATATAGATCGTAATGTATCAATATCAAATTTAGATATCCCATTGGATGAAATTTCTACAACGTGGGAAACAATGCGTGCAAATGGAGTAACTGGCCCAAACACAATTTTTAGAAGTGTATTTATTACTGATCTTCGATCATCGGTTGCTGATTATGATTGCAAGTGGCAATTCCGTGGTAAGACAAATTCGCCATTGTTCAACTTTAAATTGAATAGTTTACAATATATTTTTTACACTGTTGAATAAATTACATTTTTCTTAAAATGTAAATTATTTATATTTTCTAATGCATCTTTCAATTTGTTCAACTGTCCAATTGACTTCTTTTTTTGACAATGCAAAACCCAATTTAGAGAAATGATAATTTTGGGATGCAGCAGCGGTATATTTAATTGGGGTTCTTGTTGTGAAATCGATAATTTCATTTTTATTAAGTAGTGCTAAAAAGTTTTTCGTCCAAGCGTTCTTTTTGCCTAGCAACATTTGTTCTGGATATTGTTCCATAAACTTTTTAAATATAAATCCTCTAATTTTTTTAATTTTACTTTCACTTGGAATTTTATTTAATGTCCATCCCCATTCGTCATACCATTCTATATTCTCTTTAATTTCTGTTTGACCGGTATCTAAATTATAGCACTTGCGTCCGGACAATTTCCAAAGTATATCAATTTCAAAATCAAATTGACAAGTTGTTAAAGCCACTTGTTCTTCTTTATAGCCCATACTTTCAAGTGTTATAATCGTTTTTGTAATCATATCTTGATTGCCAATAAACATCCAATTAAAATCCCTATAATAACCATTACCGACCCGAATCCATAACCATCTGTTTTTACGTTGTTCAGCTTTAGCTACATATTCATCAACAGACATGTCTAAAGAATATGCAGCTTGAGCATTTTTAAAGAATAATAGGCATTTTACTGATTTTAAACAATGTGGTTTCCCTACAATACCGAATTCGTCGTGACTATTTTTAATGTCAGTTGTTAAAGTTGCGTCTGTTGTGATGTATTCGTCTGGTTTTAGATTTTTTATTTTTTCTATAAATTCAATAATTTCAGTTTTAGAGTAGCCATTTGGAGGTAAAACATAATCATCTTTAATATCAGAAATTAATCTGGGGTTAAATGCAGGGTTCTTAAATTTCCAATTATTGTCTCGAATAGGTTTTACAAAAGTTTCAATAAATTTATTATCAGGACAATATACTGATTCACTTTCACATGTTTCTTCTGGCCAATCTAATGTCTCTTCGCTAGATTCTTCAGGAAGAAATTCTAGTAATGACTTGTATATAGCGTGACTGTCTAAACATTTTGCTGTTATAAAAAATCTAGTATCTTTTTCTACATCTGGTGTATCTGTTACTTGGTTTGTATCGAGATTGAACCAATTATTGTAAATATGAACCATTTTAAAAATTTTCTCTTGTTCAGTATTCAGCACAAAATCCCATGACCAACATCCCCGTAAAGGATAACATATTTCTAAAATCTTGTCAATATCATATTTAAACTTTTTTAAAGGTGCAAGTTGCTTTTTAAATAAAATAGGATCTCCCTGCATTTTTAATTTAATTAAAAAAACTTTTTACTTTTCAATTTTACAAGTAATATAGAATACCAAATGTCCATCCTGTATAATCTTCCAAAATTTCCATCTTTATATACTTGGGAATTGAACATAGAACCTTGACATTTTTATTTAATCTTCCCAGAAAATCATAGGGAAATGCAATTTTTATGTCGGGACAATTGATTTGTCTATATTTATCTCCCCATCCAAATACTTTTCCATCAGCTCGTAATCCTAGAGAATGATATTGCCCTGCAGCAATCGCAATAAATCTTTCGTCAGGACAATTAATTTGACCACACCGATTACTGCCCCATCCAAATACTTTGCCATCTGCTCGTAATCCTAGAGAATGATTACCTGCAGCAATCGCAACAAATCTTTCGTCAGGACAATTGAGTTGTCCTGACGCATTACTGCCCCATTCAATTACCTTGCCATCTGCTCGTAATCCTAGAGAATGAAAGGTGCCTGCATCAATTGCAATAAATTTTTCGTCAGGACAATCTATTTTTCCTAAATAATTCGACCCCCATCCAATTACCTTGCCATCTGCACGTAATCCTAGAGAATGATAACGACCTGCAGCAATTGCAACAAATCTTTCGTCAGGACAATCGATTTGACCATACTCATTTCGACCCCATCCAATTACTTTGCCATCTGCTCGTAATCCTAAGGAATGCCAGCCGCCTGCAGCAATAGCAATAAATGATTCGTCTGGACAATTGATTTCGCCATATTCATTACTGCCCCATCCAATTACCTTGCCATCTGCTCGTAATCCTAGAGAATGCGTCAGGCCTGCAGAAATCGCAATAAATCTTTCGTCAGGACAATCTCTTTGACCACAACCATTATAACCCCATCCAAATACCTTGCCATCTGCTTGTAAACCCAGGGAATGATCTGTCCCTAAACTTATAGTATTGCTCATTTTTAATTTAATTAAAAAACTTTTTACTTTTCAATTTTACAAGTAATATAGATTACCAAATGTCCATCCTGTATAATCTTCCAAAATTTCCATCTTTATATACTTGGGAATTGAACATAGAACCTTGACATTTTTATTTAATCTTGCTAGAAAATCATATGGTAATGCAAACTTTATGTCGGGACAATTTAGCTGTTTGCGCTCAATATCTCCCCATCCAATTATCTTGCCATCTGCTCGTAAACCTAGAGAATGTTGGTAGCCTGCAGAAATCGCAATAAATTTTTCGTCAGGACAATCTATTTGACCATATTCATTAAAACCCCAACCAAATACCTTGCCATCGGCTCGTAATCCTAGAGAATGATAACCACCTGCAGCAATGGTAATAAATTTTTCGTCAGGACAATCTATTTGACCATCCGCATTAAGACCCCATCCAAATACTTTGCCATCTGCCCGTAATCCTAAAGAATGAAAGCCGCCTGCAGCAATTGCAATAAATCTTTCGTCGGGGCAAGGTATTTGACCAGCCTCGTTCCCGCCCCAACCAAATACCTTGCCATCTGCCCGTAATCCTAGAGAATGGTCACGGCCTGCAGCAATCGCAATAAATCTTTCGTCGGGGCAATTGATTTGGCTACAATAATTATATCCCCATCCAAATACCTTGCCATTAGCTTGTAATCCTAGGGAATGCCATGCTCCTGCATCAATTGCAACAAATCTTTTGTCATGACATTTGATTTTACATTGACTATCAGTATTATCACCCCATCCAAATGCCTTACCATCTGCTCGTAATCCTAGAGAATGTTCGTGGCCTGCTGCAATCTCAATAAAACTTTCGTCAGAACAATTAATTTGGCCAGAATAATTGGCTCCCCATCCAATTACCTTGCCATCTGCTCGTAATCCTAGGAAATGATCCGATCCTGCACTAATAGTATGGTTCATTCTTACATTTTTAGTAAAATGTAATTTTATTTTTCAATTATAATCACTTGTTTAATATTTGCAGGTTTGAATATATTCCAATTTAACCGACATTTCGTTGTACATATCATTTTTATAACAAATTTTTTTGTCTTTCCAACTAAATGTGTAATGGTCAGTTACAGATTGTAAATGTTTTCCAGATGGCCATTCCCACAAAACATGTTCACTTTTTTGAATCTTTTCCAAAAACACACAAAATTCTTTAGATAGCAAATTATACATCATAAACATATACGCAACTTCCTGTTGATTCTCTTTGGTTGGCTTCTTAAATTCTTTTTCATATTCTTTGATGGAAAGTTGTGATTTAGGTTTCATCGGTACAATTTTTCTTTGTGTGTCATTCAAGCGCGAAATAAAAGTTTTTACTTTGTTCTTTGGTCCACACACTCTCCACTGCCAATCCGTCCATTCCTTATTTTCATCTAGACAAATCATTTTGTAGACAGGTTCGTTTTTAATTTTGTTAGAAAAGTCTTCAAATTCGTTTATTCCTTGAAGACGTTCAATAATATGTGCAACTAATGACTTGAGAAGAGGAATGCTTTTAGTTATAATTTTAAAGTAAACGTCATAGTAAAAACTCGTATCTGGAATATCGATATAATCGATAACTTTTTGATTGTTGCAATATGCATATTTTCCAGTTGTATTGTTTATAATTTTATCCAACATTTCATCGGGAAAGGTATATACGCCTTTGTCAAATTTTTCAGGTTCTAATTCACCAACGATTTTGTCAAACACATCCTTGTCATCGCTGCAAAGACATAGATGATAATTTTTATATTCAACATCAGTTTCAGTTACACTAATAAATTCCTCATCTGAGCCAACATATACCCATCCAAAAATAGGAACCTTGTCCAAAGGATTGCTCCGCTTAGCCTCCCAATATTGATGAGCGTATTGACTATTGACTGTTTTCATAGGAGCATGAAATTCAATGATTTCCTCTTCCTCATCGTCATGTTGGCTCATCATATCTTGCCAGATCTCTGGAAAAATATCGGCAATGTAAAAAGTTGTATGTTTTCCTTTTTCATATAACATGCGATCAACGATTTCTTCGTATGAATGAATTTGCCCCCATGTTTTAACTTGTCCATCACATGGATTTATTGCTTCTGAATTTATTAAAAAGGCAGAATTTGCTGCAAAGTTTTCCATTTGAACTTGATAGCACAGTTTTGTGTGATTTAATTTATCTGAGCAATTGCAAAACTTTGACCAGGATGGAAATGTGTCCCATGACAAACTAGAATAACCGCCTGCATGATAGAGTTTTGGAAGAGGTGCCATGACATTTAAAACGTCATATAGTGATAAATTAGTATGACGCTGAATTCTTTCAGCCATCTTAAATAAATTGTTCAACATGATTTAGATTTTTTAATATTTTAATATTAAAATTCAATTTAGTTACAAGTAATATAGGTTTCCAAACTCCCATCCTGTATAATCTTCTAAAATTTCCATCTTTATATACTTGGGAATTGAACATAATACCTTGACATTTTTATTTAATCTTGCTAGAAAATCATAGGGTAATGCAAACTTTTCGTCAGGACAATTGATTTGACCGTTACCATTATCACCCCATCCAAATACCTTGCCATCTGCACGTAATCCTAGAGAATGATAATGCCCTGCAGCAATGGCAATAAATTTTTCGTCTGGGCAATCTATTTGTTCATCGTCATTATCACCCCATCCAATTACTTTGCCATCACGTCGTAATCCTAGGGAATGCCAGTCGCCTGCAGCAATCGCAATAAATTTTTCGTTGGGACAATTAATTTGACCCATGTCATTATCACCCCATCCAATTACCTTGCCATCTGCTCGTAATCCTAAAGAATGAAAACCACCTGCAGCAACCGCAATAAATTTTTCATCAGGACAATTGATTTGACCATACCTATTATAGCCCCATCCAAATACCTTGCCATCTGCTCGTAATCCTAGAGAATGAAATGCTCCTGCAGCAATCGCAATAAATTTTTCCTCAGGACAATCGATTTGACCATCAGAATTTTTACCCCATCCAATTAGCTTGCCATCACGTCGTAATCCTAGAGAATGATAGTAACCTGCAGCAATAGCAATAAATGATTCGTCTGGACAATTGATTTCGCCATAATAATTGTAGCCCCATCCAATTACCTTGCCATCTGCTCGTAATCCTAGAGAATGCGTCAGGCCTGCAGAAATCGCAATAAATCTTTCGTCAGGACAATCTCTTTGACCATGCCGATTATCTCCCCATCCAAATACCTTGCCATCAGGTCGTAATCCTAGAGAATGTTGAAGACTTCCACTAATAGTATTGTTCATTATTACATTTTTAGAAAAATGTAAATTTATTTTTCAATTTCTTGTGCAAAACTATTTGCAAATGGATTTTTACGAAATTGATTAAAATACAAATTCCAATATTTGGATTTGATTTTTCCGATTGGTCCTTGTAATTTATGTAAAAATGTTGTACCAGACAATCCTTCCATATATGTTTCTAAATTTATTAAATCGCGAATATGGTTCTCGATACCTCTTTTAATTGGATATGACGCTTCAATATAAATGATTCCTTCTGGGTTTGTTTTGTGATATGACGCTGATAAATAAATTTTAGATGGTCTTCCAAATGTAATTTGTAAAGGGTATGGTTTTTTGTAGGTAGATGTAATATAATGTAAAACGGAATTTATAATTGTTCTAATATCTGTATTTTTATAAATTGGGATTGCACATTCCGTAGAAATTACATTTAGTCTTTTAATCATTTGATTTCTTATTTCTACACTTTCATTTTGAGGATTAATATATAAATATAAATTTCTCCAATCTTTTATAAAATTCAAATCATTTCGAATTATATTCCACTTTGTTTTGAGAGGTTTAATACATGGTTGTTCAATATAATCTTGAACAAATAAAACCATGTCATATATAAAGCCAAAAGTACCTGCCGAACAAAGTATGGCGTTGAAAACAGTGTCATTATTAATATCGCAATCTTTCATAGTTTGTAATTTTTTTCCTATTGTCGCGAATGAGCCATCTGGTAAAATTATTCTAAACGAAACTATTTGAGAAGCTATTGATGGCAAATTCCATCCAGAAGACGCACAATCAGTTTGTGAAATTCCTCCTATTGTTCTATTTTTATTTGTTGTAGATGACATCATTAAACCCTTTGTTCGTAAATAAATTTCTAGTTGTTCAACTGTAGTACCAGAACCAACATTGATAAAATAATTTTTAAAAGGATGTTGTTCACGTGGACAATAAACCGGGTCAATTAAATTTTCGAGTGATTTTTTTAATTGTTTTGTTGAATGTAAATTTGTTTTCGAAACTCTGTATATATGATTTATGCGTTGACTAGATATTTCCCATGTTTTTTGTAAAGGTTCATTTATTCTAGAATGTGACGTCAGGGAACCAGACGCCAATAATCGTTTACCTGTTTTAACGATTTTTACAACGTCTTGAATCGTTTTAGGATAGTATGTGTCTACAATTTTTCCTGCTTTTCTAGGAAGCAAACCATTTTTAAAAATTTCCTTCATTTATATTAAAATTGAAATTAAATATACATTTTAGAAATTTATAAGAAATGCAAAAGTTGTTAGAGTTTGCGCTGAGAGAAGGCGTTGAATATGAAACTGGCACAAATAAAATCATAGATTATTTATTAAAAAATAGAAAAGAATGCCGAAAACCAGCGCTAAATGTAGAAAAGGTATATGAATGTATTTTAGAGAAAATGTATTTAACAACCTAGTGGTCTACTTGGGTCTAATAAAAATTTCCACGTTGCCAAATCACATGCTAATTTGGAACTGCATGGAACAACTGGTGGGCGACAGTAAAGTTGTCTTTGTTCTAGTGTCATCCCTCTCATTGTAGTATGATAAACGTCTGTTGTCGTAACTCTAAATTTTCTACACATAACTTTACTGTCTCCACAATTTTCGCAATTTTGATATACTATATTGTTTTGCATTTTTATAATAATAAAAATTTTATTTTTTGAAATAAATGGCTTCTCCTAAATTTAAAAATGATGGTACATTGGATTCTATAACTTTATATCAAGCTTTGAATACTCAAACAATAAATTTAACAAAAGAAATCGATTCTCTAAAAATACAATTGGACGATATTAAAAAAGATGTAACAACTCTTAATAAAAATATAGAAAAAATAGTTGAGATTCTAAATCAGTCAAACCCACGAGCGAAAAATTTAATGATAAGGTCGTTTCCGAAATCGGGTGTGGCTTCACCATTTGTTAAAGATTAGATATATGTTGGCTTATATTTGACGATTTTTTCCTTTTTAATAATTTCTAGTTGATCTCTATGTTTCACAAGAATTTTATTTAAAAATGTACATGCTGGTTTTAAAACCACACCATAACGAGTTGAAATCATATAGCGTTCATCGTATAAATATACTGTAGTTTTCTTATTATCTAAATCATTCGTTTTATTTCTTCCTACTATATCATTTACGAGGGAATCGGTCCAAGTATCGTTTTCATATGTTATTTTATTAAACGTGTAATCTCCCGGTTTAATAGCTTTAAGTTTGATTTTAATACCTGTATCTATAGTTGGCTCAAAGTCTGTCGCAATGATAGAATCGTTTGTTTGTTTTAAAGTCTGAATCAATGTATTTACTTTTGTAAGCATAAAATTATAGTCGGTTTCAAAAGACGAATTGGTCATACTAGATTCAAATATAAATGCTGGAGGATGTGCAAAATATGTGATTGCTTCTGGATTTTTAATCATATGTAATTTCCAAAATTTTTTAACCATTCTAATTGCGTATTTTTCATATTGAAACCCAGAAATTTTAATGTTTTTTCTAAAGATAAACATATTTATGTTCATGCCATCTTTGTAACAATAATTTATGGTAATTTGATGAGGAAACGCCTTTTTATCTGGAATAATAGACATTTCTTCTCCCATTTCGTCTACGCAATTTTTACAAAATAAGGGCTTTTTAGATTTGGCTGGTGCATATTGAGCTATAAAATCTTCGCATTGTTCACACATTATTTGTTCTACCTTTTCTATCAGATTAACATGTCCATATTTATCAATATTATCATATGTGTCTACAAATTCGCCTTTATCTGTATAAAATTTATATTTACCACTTGGGACTCGATCAAGGCCTTTAATTAAATTTCCAAATTTAGCAGAAATTATAGTGCCTGCTTTAACATTTATATGTTTAACATCAATTTCTTTACCTTTGCGAATCATTGGAGGGTTTGGCATATAATCTACTTGTAAGCTATCAAACATTTCTTTGAGATTGCATACAAAGTTTTCATTATATGCCATGCATGTTATCAATGAAATATCAAATTCTTCATCCATTTTATCTTGATTTTTTCTTTTATAATTTTTCAATATTTTTTTAATTAAAAAAAATTATTGTTTAGAAAATGAGTGATGAATTTATACCTGGACGATTAGAAAAAATTAGACAAGCCATGATAAAAGAAGACAAGGCTACTATAAAACGAAACGCAGTTGTCGTCCCAACCCGTCAAACTGTAGATAATAAATTACGAATCAACAACGACCTTGTTTTAGTTTCACGTAAAGACATTATCGCAACAGCATTGGATATTCAAGAAAAAAATCCAGAGGAATCACAAGACGCGTTTTGGCTAATTAATCAAATTAAGCCGATTAGACTAATATTAAACGCTAATAAACAAAAAACTGAAAGCCAAGTTGAATTACAAGTTAAACGTATTCAAAATGACATTGACAAGTTGGCAAGAAAACAACTTAAAAAGGGTTCAAAAGTATTAATTACTCTTACTATAGGAGAATTCGTTTTGAGATATTGGCCAACTGGTGCAGATAATCAAAAAGGTGGAGTATTTCTTGTACCAGCTCGTAACCCAATAAAAGGCCCTATCAAAAAAGTTACATATTTTCAAAATTTCGATATTCCTCCACCAGCATTATCTCGTAAAGTTAATCCATATACTAAAAAGCAAGTTAATTATCTCAAACTTGAAAAGGCTGATAAATATTCATTAACGGATCCCGTACCAAAAAAGTTGAGAAAAATTGTATTTGATCATTTATATACAATTTTAAATAAAATTAAAGGTTACGACCAAGTTGATAAAGATGAGCCCAAAAATGATAAAAACGAATTTATGAAAGAAAGAATACAAGAATTAATCAAACAAGGCGATGTCAATGTGACTCCGGACAATTTGGGCAAAAAAATGGTTGATGATATAATGGATAATATAAACAATGATCTCCTTATTACATCTATTTTAATATATCAAATCAAGCGTTTAAATCCTAATATTTATACTAGAGATACTATTTTATCAGGAAGAAAGGTTATAAGCGTTGGACTCTTACCTACATTACAATATGGTAGAAATAGTACGATTGGTAATATCATTTTAGGATTTCTACAACGTAATGCACAAGCTCTAACATCAAATTATAGTTATATCAAAGAATTTGGAATTAATCCATGGGTTACAAATGCAGAAGGACTATTTGTTTTTACTGAAGGAATAGAAACTGTATTGTTTCAACTACTTGGTCACATTGTCATTAACAATAAAGCCAACTGGAATAGACAAACATTTGAAGAGTTTATAATTGGAGATGATCAAAGACGTGTTAGCTTTGATCAGATAGACGCCATTAATAAAGAATGGGATGAAATGCATGCCGATGATGAGGAGGAAATAGATGATGAGGATATTAAAGATTTACAAGATGCCCTAAGTCAACAAGTCGATGATCTAGAGAATAATTTTTATGCAGGAGCAAAAAATCAATATAGATCTGCTACGTCATCAGACGACGACGAGGATGAATATGCTATAGGTCCTTATATTCTATCTGTGGCAACATTATCGTCTCAGTTATCAAGCCGTTATGCAAAGAATCTTAAATTAAGAATACAAAACGGCTCTTTATCAGTTCCAACATTAGCTTATATCGATAAAGAGGAATTATTACCAGAATTATATATGAATAATGAGATACTTGGAGATCAAAAGTTTATCAAATGGTTCAACAATCAAATTTATGAAGAATCTAATCTTATACTTGAAATGTGGAACCGAAATGTTAAAGACCCGTTTCCAATAGGAATGGAACCAGTTGCGTTTAAACCAGAACAAAATATGGTTGCAAATGTATGTGATCTTAATACCTATTATGTTAAAACAAAAAACGGCATCGAATGTATGAGTTCTCAACAAATATTACAAAACCTTGATGCGTTACGTCCATATAATAGAAAAGATTTAGAAATGATGATAAAACAATAATTACATTTTTAGTAAAATGTAAAATTAGCGTGTCACAAAAATAATTACCTCAAACATAAAAACAGCTAAGAAAAAGCAAATCACTGTGTTTACATAATTTTCTAGTTTACGAATATCAACATACATCTCGTGTTGACGTTCTTGTAGTTTAAGAATATCAGCAGTCATCGCTTTTCGATTTTTGCCTATTTGCGCAATTTCGTTTTCATGTTCCATTTGTTCACGAATAAAAACAGGAGAATCTGGCGCAACGGGCTGTTCACATAAATCACAAGACATTTATATTTTTCTGAAAATATAAATATTTTTTCAATTTACAAAATATTGGGAGAAATAAAATATTCCTTGTCTTGAAAATGTGAACCACATGGAATGGGAACCTCTTGATCTCGTAATTGAGCTTGTTTTTCAAAATAGTCTAATTCATATGCATACTCACTCTCGGCAATCCGTTCAATAAGTCTTTGAGCTGCAATTATGCGTAAATTGTGGATATTGCACTTTTCTTTCCAAACGCCTTGATCTACAGTGTCTTGTAACACCCAGTTGACAAAGTCCGTGTTGATTGTTGGCTTAGTACCATATCTTTTTTTCCATTCAGATATTGCCATCATTACGATTGTTCGTTTATTTTCTTTAGTAAACCACTGAGTTGCTAATAATTCTTGATAGTAATTGCCAAGTTGGTAATTAGGGTCTTGCATCTTTATATTAAAAAATATAAAAACATAATTTTATTTATAGAAAATACAAAGTAAAAAAATTGCAATAAAAATATAAAAAATAATATAGGTTGGCTTTTCTTTTGCATGTTTAATTCTTTTATCAACCTTGTCTAACCAACCATGAATATGATATTCAAATGCCTGGAGATATTTAGTATCACAGTTTCTAAAGATTATTGATTCACTATTAATATCAAACTGAAAATTGTCTGTAATACGTAGAAAAACACCCTTGTTAATTGACCACATAATTTCATCGCGCAATCGTTCCATTTCATCAATATATTTTCCTCCCTTTAGCCCACGAGTAAGCATGACTGTGTCATAAATTTCAATAACCTTTATCAATTCTGACACCTTTTTAAATAGATATTTTACCTTTTTAGGCGAGGTGTTTGCCAATTTAAATGTTCTATTATCCAATTTAAATTCATTAATATATCTTTTAATTTTGTCCAGCCCACGTTCTTGGATCCAATTAAAGCATTTGTCAGATAAATATAAAGTTTTAATATTACGTTTAATATAACGCTCCAATTTATCATATTCGCGAAAAGTCCAGAAAGTTTGCATTTCAATTAAATAAGGAAGAAAATCGATTTCATCTAACTTGTATAAAGCCGGTATTTTCTTAGAAGGCTCTGGAAGATTTAGGATACGTGCAATAACTTCACGATCCATTTTAAAATAAATATAAACATAAATAAAATTTCATTTTTTTCAACAAACTAGTTTGTTGAAAAAAGCGATTATAAATGACAATGATACTTGCACACGATAAAAATTTTGGGATTGGAAAAAATGGCCGACTTGCTTGGAAAAATTCACAAGATTTACAACATTTCAAACGCATTACAATGAATCAAACATGCCTAGTTGGTCGAAAAACTTTTGAAACGTTGCCTAAACTTCCTAATAGAACTTTAGTAGTCGCAACAAATAACAATATTTCAAATGTTTTTAAACCAGATATGATTATTATTGGCGGTAAACAAGTTTACGAGTATTGTCTGAAAAATGACCTTGTTCATACAGCAATTGTTACAGAAATTGATGGAGAATATGATTGTGATGTTTTTATGGACAAGGGGTTTCTTGATGGGTTTACTTTGGACAAACAAGAACAATTGTCAACTTGTAAAATAAGTTGGTATAAGAAAAAAGATTCATATTAGAAAATATGAATTTATAAAAGTAAACAGCCAGCCCCTGCCCCCTGTGTAAAATATGATGGATCTCCACCAAGACGAGTAAATTCTGCAATGCGCGCAAGTTCAAGTACAATGTTAGGACGTTTAAATAATCGACGAAAAAGTCCAGGATTCATAGCATATGTGAGATTTCTCAACAACTCATTCGGGGTTTCTCCCTTGGCAACAGTAAGCGCAGATTGCCAATCTTGTTCTGTGCCATAATTTAAGGCAGTTTGATGATAGCTTTCAATCTGAGTCTTTGCCCAGATACTAAGTTCAGTCATATTGATAATTTTCATATTTATATTTTAAATTTCAATTTTGTTATTAAAATAAGTTGGTATAATAAAATGACTAAATAATTACTGTTACGGAAATTTAGAATTTATTACAAGTGATATAGGTTTCCAAATGACCATCCTGTATAATCTTCTAAAATTTCCATCTTTATATACTTGGGAATTGAACATAGAACCTTGACATTTCTATTTAATCTTCCCAGAAAATCATAGGGTAATGCAAATTTTTCGTCAGGACAATCTATTTGACCATACCTATTATCTCCCCGTGCAAATATCTTGCCATCTGCACGTAATCCTAGAGAACGCCAGAAACCTGAAGCAATAGAAATAAATTTTTCGTCAAGACAATCTATTTGATTATTATACCATCCCCAATCAATTATCTTGCCATCTGCGCGTAATCCTAGAGAATGATGGCCACCTGCGGCAATTGCAATAAAATTTTCGTCAGGACAATCTATTTGACCATACAAATTATTTCCCCAACCAAATACCTTGCCATCGGGACGTAATCCTAGAGAATGCGCGTTGCCTGCAGCAATTGCAATAAATTTTTCGTTAGGACAATTGGTTTGAGAATGTCCATTAACTCCCCATCCAAATACCTTGCCATCAGCTCGTAATCCTAGGGAATGACTGCCACATGCAGAAATTGCAATAAATCTTTCGTTGGGACAATTGATTTGACCATACCCATTACTACCCCATCCAAATACCTTGCCATCACGTCGTAATCCTAGGGAATGCCAGTCGCCTGCAGCAATTGCGATAAATCTTTTGTTAGGACATTTTATTTGGCCATACCTATTATTTCCCCATCCAAATACCTTGCCATCTTCTCGTAAACCTAAGGAATGTGTTGGACGTGCAGCAATCGTAATAAATTTTTCGTTAGGACAATCTAGTTTACTAGCACCCCATCCAATTACTTTGCCATCACTCCCTAATCCTAAGTAATAACCACTTCCTATACTAATAGTATTGTTCATCCTTACAATTTTCTTAAATTTATATTTATTTTTCAATTATACAGTCTAGAAAGAATTTATAAATAAAAGAAAAATTCATATTATAAATATGAATGAACATTTTGAAAAAGTTCAACCTTCTGTATTTGCTGGATCAGCAACATGGCATACATTATATTGTTTTGTTACAAATTATGTTCCAACACCTGAAAATAAACGTTTATTTAAAAGATGGATTGAATTAACTCTTATGCTTTTTCCTTGCGAAAAGTGTTCTGAACACGCAATTACTCAATATAAAAAACATAATATAGACAACTATATGCAAGATGCTGAAAGACTATATTTATATATTTCGGCTGTTTTGCACGAAGGAGCTAATGATCATAAACATGTGCCTATGGAAGATCGTCCTAATTATTACGATCGTAAACGATTCTTTTTTGAATCCATGTTGGGAAAATGCGAATCATGTTCAAGAAAATAATTTAGATTCAAGTTTTAAAAGAATGCTTGCTTCCCATGTTGTTAAATCATACTCTTTAAAAACTTGAGTAAACAATTGGTAATCAGTATTTTCAATTGCACCAATCAGTTTTGTTAGAAACCCCCCTTGTCGAGAGTTTTTAAATGAAGTATGCAAAATCATCTCTTCATATTTGTCCATTTCCAAGCTATTAAGCATTAGACCACATAGACTAGCATGAAATAAATGTGTAGTGTTTGACCATTTAAGTAAACTATTATATTTTGTTTTTAAAGCAACTCGTTCAAATAATTCAATTGCTTCTTTGTATTTTTCAAGAGTAACTAATAAACGGGCTGCAGAAATTAGACATACAGAAAATGAAGCAATTGCTTCCATATTTTCAAACATTTCAGCAGCAATCTTGTATTTTTCAATAGCTCCATTGAAATCAAAGTTGTTTTCACATTTTTCCGCAGCCTGTTTTTGTTCAACGGCAGTAGGCGGAGGAGTAACAAAAAAAGTCTTGAGATAAGACAACATTTTATTATATTTTTATAATAAAAAAACTTTTCAATTAATTTTCGAAAAGTGCCTGCCATTGTGAAATTCTGCTATCCCAAGTTTGACCTTGAGCATATTCAAATTGTGCTTGACGAACATTTCTCTTTTCTTCTGGATTATTTTCCAACTTTTGAATAAAATTTATAGCATTATTCCAAAACTCTTCTGATTCTGGTGGAGATCTTAATAAACATGTTTTAACATTTTCTTGTAATCCACCAATAGAACTAGTAATAGATATTGGTCCATAATACGCCATTTCAAACGCAGTAGTACAACAAGTTTCATAATATGTGCATGGATAAAGCCAATAATCTGCGACCTTCATTTCTTTAAACAATGTTGCTTGATCAACTTTACCAATATACTCGATAGATGAATCGTTTTCATATGGTCGAAATTTTTCAATAATGTCTGGTGTTTTCTTGTAATAAATTTTTAATGTTGCATTTGGAAATAGAGACTTTATTCTGCCCCATTTTTCTAATAAAATAAATAATCCGCGAGTTGGACAACTACTATAGATAAATGACATTGGTTTTCTGTCTGTTAATAAAGGATCGAATTCGGGTTCAAGAGTTATGCCATTTTTAATAACCGCAAGTTTATTCATATCTAGCCCCCAATGTTGTAAAGTTTCTAAAGCCTGATAATAGCCAACAGTTACATATTTATGTATCAAATCAGAAACATTATGACCTAAAATGTTTGGTAACATAAGACCTTGATGTTGAGGAAGAAAATATTGGTCATGTGCATAAAACAAAATCTTGCTTTCTGGAGGAATATAATAATCAAGAAAGGTATTTAAATATCTTAGAATGATTACGTATTCTGGCGCCTTTTCACATTCTTTTTCCCAATCTTGACTAGATTTCCAGTTTATATTATTATGTCTAACTAGATAGCCAGATGGTTTACTAATATAAATATCAATATTGTAATGTTTTCCAAGTCTACTAAATGTTTCTAAAACGGCAAGTTCTGTTCCATATCCTTGGCAAGCAGTTTCTGGATCAAAAAGTTGTCCTCCATATGAAGTTAGCATGGCAACCGTCTTCATTTAAAGTATAAATTCGTTTAACTAATTATTTAATACAACTTGTAAAACTTCAAATCCATCAGATACATAACATGTTCCATTACATGGTACATTTTTTGCACACCAGTCACTTGGTAAAATAGGATTGCCTTTTGAATCATACTCTTTAGGATGAGTACGAACACAATCATTTCGTGCTGCACTACAGACACATAATCCCCCATTGGGACATCCTTGTCCACTATCAACATCACATGACGAGTTCATAGTGTTCATAACCTTGAATTCTAATACATCTGAACCTTTAATATTTTTATATTTACTAATATCTTTTGTTGGTATATACACACCGTTATTCCATTTAAAATCAATCTCAGAATCACCATCTTCATCTATAAGCTGAATACTTAATTGAGAGCAGCTAGAAGGAATACCTCCTCCTTGATTAGGGTCCAATGCGTTATAAAATAAAATATGTGCCCCTGTTGCTCCTGTCGCATTTGTGTTTGCAGTCTGTCCAGTAGTAGTTAACCAATTTTTAATTTGAGATACGCATACATCTACACCTGATCCGTTACCTGATCCTCCTGGCCCTGACCCTGATCCGTTACCTGAACCTGATCCGTTACCTGACCCTGATCCGTTACCTGAATCTGATCCGTTACCTGAATCTGCAGATTTAAACAAGCCAAATCCAGAGGTTGCCCAAAGAATGACTCCAAATAAGGCTAAAACTCCGACGGCAATAACAATCGGAAGAATGTATGTGGAATCCATATTTATTTCTAAAGAAATAAAAATAATAAAATAAATGAATGTTGCTAAAATTGATATAATGGCACCAAAAGAATATTTTATTTCAGACGCTAAATTTGCGCAATCTAATAGTCCAGAGTTTAAAAATTTTATAAGCTACTACAAACCAGATTGTATAGTAAATGTAAGCGATTATCCAATAACAAAAGAATTGATAGCCTTTTATAAAAAACTTGGTATTACCAAGGTGCTATACTATCCACTTGAAGATTCTTTTAATATAGATTATCAACAACTTGAATCTATATTAGAAAGGATTTATCTTAAATTGGGGCAGAAAAATCTAGTCCATTGTACAATGGGTATTAATAGAAGCGCTCTGGTTATTGCCTATTCTTTATTTAAATCTACAAATTATACAGCTGACCAAATTATAAATTTTATTAAATATTTCAATTTACAACATCGACAACAACCAGCTTTAATAAATCCAACTTTTGTAAACTTTCTTAAAAAGTTATAATTGAAAAATAAATTTACATTTTTCCTAAAATGTAAGGATGAACAAAACTATTGCTGCATGTGACTATTATTCATTAGGATTGCAATCTAATGGCAAGGTATTTGGATGGGGTTCTAATAGACAAGGCCAAATAAGTTGTCCAGATGACAAAAGATTTATTGCTGTGGATGCAGGTCAAAATTATTCCCTAGGATTACAAGCAGATGGCAAGGTAATTCGATGGGGAGATAATAGACGAGGTCAAATAGATTGTCCTGACAAAAGATTTGTTGCAGTTTCTGCAGGTGTCATAAAATCATTAGGATTACAGGCAGATGGCAAGTTATTTGAATGGGGCGATAATGATTACGTTCAAATAAATTGTCACGGCAAACAATTTATCGCTATCGCACATTCTCTAGGATTACGTGCAGATGGAAAGGTATTTGGATGGGGATATAAGACTAAAGGTTATCTAGAATGCCCATCTGACAAACAATTTATTGCTGTGGCTGCAGGTTTATTTCATTCACTAGGTTTACAAGAAGATGGCAATGTATTTGGATGGGGAGATAATCAAGAGGGGCAAATAGATTGTCCTGACGAAAGATTTATTGCTGTGGCTGCAGGTTCATTTCATTCCCTAGGTTTACGTGCAGATGGCAAGGTGTTTGGATGGGGGCTTAATTCCGCTGGTCAAATTAATTGTCCCAACAAAAAATTTATTGCGATTGCTGCAGGTGCAACTCATTCTCTAGGATTACGGCAAGATGGCAAGGTAATTGGATGGGGGTCTAATTATAATGATCAAATCAGTTGTCCTGACATAAAGTTTGCATTACCATATGATTTTCTAGCAAGATTAAATAAAAATGTCAAGGCGCTTTGTCCTATCCCCAAGTATATAAAGATGGAAATTTTAGAAGATTATACTGAATGGACATTTGGAAACCTATATCACTTGTAAAATATTGAAAATTAAATTACATTTTTAGAAAATTGTAAGGATGAACAAAACTATTAGTGCAGGCGACTGGCATTCTCTAGGATTACGACGTGGTGGCAAGGTATTTGGATGGGGTAAAAATCATTATGGTCAAATCAATTGCCCTGACGAACGATTTATCACGATTGCTGCAGGGCCATATCATTCACTAGGATTACGATCTGATGGCAAGGCATTTGGATGGGGAGACAATGACAAGGGTCAAATTGATTGTCCTGACGAACCCTTTATTGCGATTGCTGCAGGTCGTTATCATTCTCTAGGATTACGAGCAGATGGCAAAGTAATTGGATGGGGTAAAAATGAGTATGGTCAAATCGATTGTCCTGACGAAAGATTTGTTGCAATTGCTGCAGGTCGTTATCATTCTCTAGGATTACGTGCAGATGGCAAGGTAATTGGATGGGGAGTTAATAACGATGGTCAAATCGATTGTCCTGACGAAAGATTTATTGCAGTGGCCGCAGGTGGCCATCATTCACTAGGATTACGACCAGATGGCAAGGTAATTGGATGGGGAGCTAATTGGAAAGGTCAAATTGATTGTCCTGACGAAAAATTTATTGCGATTTCTGCAGGCTACAACTATTCTCTAGGATTACAGGAAGATGGCAAGGTAATTGGATGGGGCGATAATTTTTATGGTCAAATCAATTGTCCAGACGAAACATTTGTTGCAATTGCAGCAGGTTACCATCATTCTCTAGGATTAAGAGCTGATGGCAAGGTATTTGGTTGGGGTTTTAATATCGTTTGTCCTGACATAAAGTTTGCATTACCTTATGATTTTCTAGAAAGATTAAATAGAAATTTCAAGGCGCTTTGTCCTATCCCCAAGTATATAAAGATGGAAATTTTCGAAGATTATACTGGATGGATATTTGGAAACCTATATCACTTGTAATTCATTATATTCATAATGAAAAATGTTTATTCGTCTGAATCAACTTCATCGTCATCCGAAGCAACTACTTCATCGTCGTCTTCAGATACTTCTTCCGCCTTGACTTTTGTCGCTGGAACATCACCCTTTAGGAAGTGAGGAGCAAGTAAGTGCTGAACGACAGCATATGTTAGCTGATCGTTGTCTTCAACAACTTCGTGAACTTCCTTTGTTTCCTTATCCTTACGCTTCCAAACTTTCTTTCCAGCCTTGACAAGTTTTTGGTAAGTGCTGTAATCTAATAGATCTGCAAGGGCCTTGTCAGGATGAATGACTGAACCGTTTTCAGGATCTTGGAGATTACGCTTGCCACCAGGATTCATTCGCTGAACCCACTTTTTCTTTTCAGGCTCAACAACCTTGAGATCCTTAATGTTAATGTACATTGTGATCGCAGTGTTGCATTCCGAACGCGAAACAGTCTCACCCTTCTTTAGCTTGAGGAAAGCGGCTAGCTTGGGCGAGACATTGACCTTTTTCATCAAAATGTTATTGGTCTTGTCAACTTGTTTTCGGCGACGTTTAGTTAGTGGCGCGAAACGTTTGGCAATGTATTGATATTCACGTTGAACCGAACGCAAATGCTGAACGGCTTTGTGAGGGCATTTGCCATCACCGTGAAGAGTCTCTAGTTCATTGAGACGATAATCAAGATTGGCAGAAATCGATGCCATGTACTTTTCAAAATTTTCATGTGTTAGACCACGAGGACGGGTAATAATAGGGATGTTTGATTTCTTGGAAGCCTTCTTGGCCTTGGGAGCCTTTTCAGCTTTTACTTCAGCCTCTGGCTCTTTTTCCTTCTTTTGGCGTTTTTCTTTCTTTTCAGTCTTTTCAACCTTGGGGGCTTTTGTGGTTTTTGCTACCATTTTCTATATATTGTTCCATTTAAGCCATTTTTAAAAAGACCATTTAAAATATTAAAATTTTCATCCCTATTAATGGAAATTTTTTTCTGTGATTTAAATAGGAAAAAATTTCTTTTTTATTATAAAATGTCTTGCACATCAACAAGAACTTTCCATTCCCTTTGTAACAACGGTTGCACAACAAGTTGTCCATGCGCACCAACATCTGCATTTTCATTTCGTCCATTATGCCCTTGTCCAGAATTACAAGACAATGTTTTTAATAACGCTGCAAATGATTATTGCAAAGTATTTAATAATATTTTTGAAGAAAACCCAGCTACGTTTTTAAATATTCTAGAATCTCTATCTGATCCTAACGATATAGGAACAAATATAAATACTGTGGATCCGCGATTCCAAACAATTCTTGATAAACATTGTAAAATATTTTTTACATTAATTAATACAGGAAATGCCCCATGTACATTATTGACATTTACAATAGAAAATAAAATTCTAATTGCAAATACATTTAACACAAATTGTCTTCCATTCTCAGGAAATAATTTTATTTTTCAAGTCAACAATGTTGACTGTATAGTTGCAAACAATCGCTAAAGAACAAGTCAAATTTCACTATAAACATAATGAATATATAAATGGGTAAACATACTAGTCCTTTGGATAAGGCAAGTAGTCCCTTGGACAAGACTATTTTTGATCAATATGTATACTATTATGATTTGTACAAGCAGCAATATGAAAAACTTGTTGTTATTATGCAATGTGGTGAATTTTACAATATTCTTGGAGTTGACAATGACAAAACCAGAATTTGTAATATAAAAGAAGTATTAACAATATTACCTCTAAATTTACAAGACATTCAAAAAGAAAATTATAATACCCCAGAAAATCCATTAAAAGCAGGTTTCAGAAAACAAGCAAAAAGCAAATACATAGACTTTGTAATTAACCAAGGCTACACAGTCGTACAAATTGATGAAGTTGGTGAATTAATAAAAGGAAAGAAAAGAGAAGTCACGTGTATTCACAGCCCAGGAACATATATCAACGAAGAAGATGAACTAGAGACAACAGATAATTATATTGTACAAATTGTTGCTGAAGGCTATAAAGATCCAGTCTATAAACCCATCATAATTGGAATGTCTGCATTGAATATAACGACTGGTGCATTAAATTATTATGAAGTTGCAAATTCTGTTGAAGATGAAAATTATGCTGTAGATGAAATCGCTCGTTATTTATCGGTTCATCAAGCCAAAGAAGTATTAATTTATCAAGAAAACTGTCAATTGGATATCGTTGGCAATAAAGTTGAATTGCATCTTAAAAAACCTGGTGAACTATCTGCCTTTTACGAAAAATATTTACAACCAGATTCCAATTTAGACAAATACATTTTAGCGAAACAAGCAATCTTAAATTTATTATATTATGTCTTACAGCACAACAAAATACTTGTTCAACATTTAAAACATCCAGTTGAATGGTATTCAGAAAAATATTTATTTTTAGCCAACAATGCAATAAGTCAATTAGACCTGATCAATGGAGACAACACAAAATTTGCGTCTGTTTTTAATATTGTAAACTTTACGCAAACGCCAATTGGTAAACGATTATTAAAACATCGTTTACTAAATCCTATAAAAAACCCAGATAAAATTAATGCCAGGCTGGAACTTGTTCAGTTGGCGCTGGATAATAAATTATGGAAAGTAGATTTGAATATTGTGGATATGGATAAGCTTCATAGAAAATTGGAAATTGGGATCCTGAGTCCTAAATTATTGTCAGTGTTGATTAAATCATATCAACAAATTGTAAATATATTTGATAAAATTCCAAAAGATTTTTATGATAAAAAATTTAAAAATAAATTTATAGAATTTGTAAATTTTTTGACGGAATCTGTAAATATTTCTGTATGTTTTCAATTTGAAAATATTTCTTCAATTACTGACAATATTTTTACAGAAACATATCAACCAAACTTGCAAAAACTTGGAAGAATAATTTCTAAATCTAAAGCCAAAATTCAAAATATTTTAGAAACAATTTCTTCATGCATACCCACATCAAAAGCATGGATAAAAAGTAACATAGAACCTACATATAAAAAACCAATGATAACTTTAACCAATGACAAAAATATTTGGTACTTTGAAATTACAAAAGCCCGCTTAAAAACACTTCGACAAGTTATCACTGCATATAACAAAGATTTAGAAATTAAACAAATCGGACAAAATATGAATGGTAATTATATTTACATCACAACACCAGAATTAGAAAAAGCTTCCCAAGATTTAACAAACGCTTCAGAACAACTTGTACAAGAAATACAACCAATATATTTAAAGTTTTTATCAGACCTAGAAAAAGTTTGGAGTGAGACATACAAAGAATCATCTTTATTTATCGGAAACATTGATTTCTATTCGAGTGCCGCAAAATGTGCACATACCTTTAAATATTGTAAACCAACCGTTTTAAATAAAAATTACCCATATATCAAAGCTCACAACATGCGCCACCCCATTGTAGAACAAATATGCAAATCAATCTATGTTCCCCATAGCATGTATATTGGTAAGCGTGGTATTCAAGGTGCATTAATTTTTGGACAAAATGGCGTTGGAAAAACCATTGCAATGAAAAGTTTAGGTATAAATTTAATAATGGCACAAGCTGGTTTATTTGTTGCTGCTGAAGAATTTTCTTTTACTCCGTATAATACAGTTATGACAAGAATTCTTGGAAATGATGATATGCGTAAAGGTATGTCTAGTTTTGCAGTTGAAATGTCTGAATTAAAGTCTATATTATGTAAACTTGGACCAAAAACTTTAGTGTTGGGCGACGAATTATGCCGTGGAACAGAACATGTCAGTGGCGCAGCAATTTGCGCAGCGGCTATTATAGAAATGATGAAAACTGAAACATCTTTTGTATTTGCAACACATTTACATAGTTTGACAGATATTCCAGAAATAAAGGTTCTAAAGAACTTGGGCGTTTATCATTTGCAAGTATCTAGTAAAGGGCGCAAGATTGTATATGATCGTCAATTAAAAGACGGTCAAGGTGATACTTATTATGGAATTGAGATTGCTAGTGCAATGGGTTTAGACCCTAAATTTATCGGTCTTGCTAATAAAATTAGGAAAGATATTTTGGGCGATCATGGTCCATTAGGTAAAGCTTGTCAATATAATGCTGCAATGTTTTTGGAGAAATGTGGCGTTTGTAAAGATAATGCTGAAGAGGTTCATCATATTAAATTTCAAGAAGACGCAGATGAAAATGGTTTCATTGGTCATTTTCATAAAAATCATTTGAGAAATTTATGTGGTCTTTGCAAAGTCTGCCATAATAAATTACATCTTGGCAAAATTACAATCAAGGGATGGAAAGAAACTATAGGAAAGTTTTACCTAGACTATAAAGAAAATTGAAAAATAAAATTTGAATATTTAAATATTCAAATGCTTACTTTAGCGGATATTCAAATTGGAGATATTTTGGTTGCTAGTAACCCATATTCCAATGATTTTTTGGTTTATCAAATTGTTGGTTACAACAAGTCTAATATGCCAAGATATGTACAACTTGTAACATTAACCAAGGTTTCTCAAGGACAAATTATTTGGAAGATTTTGGAAAATGAAAATAGCAAGCCAGTAACTTTTACCAAGCCATGGAAAGACGGGTTTCTACGAATCAGCGGATTGTTGCTAGAACGTTATGACCCAACAAAAGTGTATAGTAATGAATGGCAACCAGTAGGCTCTCAAGACGATAGCGATTATAGTTCTTATGATTTTGAAAATTAGAATATTTAGAGTCCTTGGAGTATAACAAAATTGAATTTTAAAATCTGAAATCTAGAAATATCATCTACTAATAGTTACCAACTTATGCTAACCTGTCTTTATTGTGGTCGAAACAACTTCAAGTCCCAGGGAGGTTTGACGAACCATCAACATTCTTGCACTAAGAAAACAAATGAAAATGCACGGTTTGATCAAATAGAGAGTACACTTGCAGGACTTGTTCAACAAGGGCAAACAACAGAGAGTACACTTGCTGTACTTGTTCAAACTGGCCAAAACATGGTCAGCTGTCTCTCTCAAACCAATCAAAATATTCATCAAGTTGACGAGAAACTTATTCGGATCAACAACACACTTGAAAAAGTATTGGCTTTTCAAACTAAACAGAATGCAATATTTGACAATGTCCAGAATGCTTTGGAACAAGGAAGTAATGATATTCTAACACTAGAAGGTTCTCAAATGTTAGAATATTTGATTAAAGGAAACGATAAAATTTTTAAAGAAGAAGAAATTCAAATAATGACAGAAAATACGATTCTGTGCGAAAATTTACGACAACGTGGTTTATTGATCAAAAATATAATTGCGGACAAAAAAATCAAATTTTGGTTTTAAATCGGCAATCCAAACTCATAATGCGACGCAAGAAGCTATCCGAAGCTACACTTTATTGCGTAGAAATAAATTAAACTATTAAACAAAAACGACTCTTAATTGAAAAAAATATATTATCAAATATATTTATATAAGAATGGCATCATCTATAAAAAGTTTGTCATTGTGGTATGAAAACGATGGATTGGAAAAAATTCGAATAGAAGCATTTTTTACAACTTTTAAACTAATTTCCATCTTTTCATTATCTTCCATCCCGTTTTGGTTAAATTTTGACAAAACACGTATTAACCCTGTCACAAATTCAACAATGATAGATTACGATATTTCTCATATACAACCGTCCATTCAATTTGGCGGTCTATGGGGTTACTATTTCGTCACGTATCTAATAATGTCATATTTTATTGCGTCAGAAGTGTTTAAAAAAGTAAACCATGTGTCATGCAATAAAGACTACTTTTCTAGTAAAGGAATTTCTATTTCTTCGACAGAATCAATGTCAATTGACAGTCTATTAAAAACTGTTGAAATTGAAAAGGAGGAATTTTTAACAGAATCTTTATCTGTAGAGAATTTTTTGTTGGCTTTGGAAGATCAAACGTTTTTAGCGATAAATTTGCCATTATTTAAAAGTATGTTGGCAACACGCCCATTTGAGATTGCAATAACAGCCATGTTAAAACATTACTACATTGATAATACTTTTTGGACATTTAAAAATCCACAAGAAAATTCTGTTGCATTTTCTAGTTTATCAAAGAAAATAGGGTTAGTTATCATTCCTTTTATTCCAACACTTGTTATATTTAGCGTAATTAATCATATCATCACATATGTAAACAATCGCGACTTTTTATCGGTTCATGATTGGAATCGTTTGGGGGTATGGAAATTTAGATACTATAACGAATTTCTAGTATTGGCTAAAAAACGGCTTGATAAAGTAAAAGAAGCTGCAGAATCTGTAGTAATAGATTTATATTTAGAAAATTGGAAATCATCTGTATCAAAAGCTTTATCTTTTTTAACCAGTTTATTTAGTTTATTTCTGTTATTATTTAGTTTCAATGGTTATACGTTGTTATTTGGAGTCGATGTTATTTCGTTGATTGCTGTATTTTCTATATTGTCGGCAATGTTGTTTCCTCGTAAGAAATCTGTCGACGGACGAATGAAAATATTGCAAACTCTAAGACACGATATAACACGTAAAGAAATTCCTCTTTATTTTGAATCAAAAATAACAATTTTATTAAAAGAAATAATTTCCATTTTATATTTACCCGTATTATTCATTTGGTCTATCCCAAATAACTCGTATTATATCTCAACTTTTATGCCTTCTTATAATAAAGAAGGAGTTTGTACATTTGCCAACTGGGAAAATAAAAATAAAACAACCAAAACAAAATTATCATATGATCATATAGTAAATAATGGACAAGATAGTTTCTTGTTTCAGCCTTAAGAAACATTTTATAATAAAATGTTAAAGTGGTTAGGTCTTGGATATGCAAGTCGTCCATCGAGTGCAGTGGATTATCATCATTATGTTCTTTATGAAGCAGTTGAAAACCCGGAAAAAATCGATGATTCTCTTTTCGTTTCAGCATATAATGAAATCTACAAAAATCGTTTATCATGTGGATTGTGGACAAGAAAAGATTCTGTTCCTAAAGAACTAGCTATACACGAGTTGGCTGCAACAAAACACTATATAAAGTGTAAAGAACGCTACTGGAACATGCAAACAAATAAAGATACAACATATTCACCGCGTGAGCTAAACGTCTTTCGAAATATGCAATTACGTTATGAATATGTTGCAAATTTTTAAGCTTCAGCCATAAAATTGAAAATTAAAACACATTTGTTTATTAATAAACAAATGACGATTCCTATACGAAAAATCGATCTCAATGATCTTCATGCAAGATATAAGATGCCGGAACCAGATTCCAAACTCAAAAATATCGATGAAATTGCCAAAGCTCTTCATGTGTCGTCAGACCCAATTACAACATATTTTAAAAAGGCATTGGGCACAAATAAAATTAATGGACAGTTTTCATATGACCAAATCTTATCAACATTGTATAAATTTATTGAAAGTTATATTCTATGTCAAAAGTGCAAATATCCAGAATTAAAATATTGTGCCAAGAATAATAGTCTTAGATGTAAATGTTTGGCATGTGGCCACAACGTACTAGTATCTCTAAAAGATCCAATTTGGAAACGTGTTCATGTTACCACGCCAATTTCTAGAAACAAGGAACCACAATTTGATTTTCCAGATGTAGAAGATGATGGAGTATGGTCAGATACATCTTTAGAAGCCATCAATAACAGAAGAATAGAAATTAAACACGCCGATTCATATTTTGACAAGTAACATCTTCGTATAATTTTTCTTATTTTTACAATAAGAAATATTTTTTATTTAAACTTTGTAATCCAACCGCTTTTATGGATGATTTCAATTACTTCATCATCAGACTCTTCGACGGGTTCTATCCAAAGTAATTTATTCAACGTATGGGTCGGTTTAAACCATTGCGTATTGGGTTTGATAATTTCAATCACTTCGTCTTTTTCAGGCTCTGACTCTTCGTCTTCGTCATCTGACTCTGGGATCTCTGGATTTTTCCAAAAGCCGAATAATTTAGGTGTTGGAAAAACGAGATCAAGTTTTTGTTTATTTTCGGACGTATTAGGGATATCATCCATCATCATAGCTATCCAAATAAAATTTCGATTAATTGCTGAACGATATGAAGTTTCTAATCCATTTAATTGTTTAAAAATATTTTCTATCATTTCTCTCTTGCATATCAATTCATCTACCGAAAGATCTAAAAACATAAGACGCGGATATTTGGTAATAAATCCAACTATAGATAATTCTATAGCAGACTTTTCGAAAAACATATGTTTTCTTGATTCATCTAGCATTCGAATAGCTTCTTTTATCATATTATGTCGTGATTTCTGTAGCCCATTATGAAGAAATCCAGCTGTTAGAATTAACTCAGTCATTTCTGTCTGAACAGGAACTATGTTTGGCGTCATTATAGAAAGTATCTTTTCCAAGTCGTTTATATCATAAATATTTCTGTTGGCAATATAACTAGTAATATCTGGCGATCTAGCATTTCTAAATTTTTTCCAAACATCCTCTTTATTATTAACTAAAAGTATAATTTCATATTTTGGATAAAACTCTGGGTTTGCATGTATCATAGAAATAATTTGTTCTATTCCATAGTGTTGAACATTTTTTGCTTCTTTATGAAATTTACATGATGCAAAGTAAAATGTATCTTCTTTTTGATAAGTAATATCAGCGCAACCTGTTGTATTGCCATTTGACACTTTTTGATTTAACCATGCTTTAATATTTGTAACGGGAGTTAAAGTGCCATGTTTTCCAGGCTTTCCTTCAAAATGAATCGCATTATCTACCATATAGCCTAATTTGTGAACCAAGTCCCATGTGCATTCAGCTAAAACTCCTTGTTCTGATGCGGTCAAAGATGGATATGCTTCAAAAAGTTTCAATAAACCTCCATAAAAAATTAAATCATTGAGCAAGTCGTTTTTATATTTGTTTCCCAAGGAATATGACATTTAAACTTTATAGTTGTAAAAATTCTATATTTTTGAATTTAAAATTCGATTTTCCTATTTGTAATAGGAATTTTTAAAGAATCATCAAAGGTTGTTTTTTTCTTATAAAAAATAAGAAAATATATTAAAATGAGCATAGATGACTTTAAAAATTTCGTTGAAGAAAATGACATGAAAGGGATTGCTAATTTGATTAATAAAGGTGTAAATCCGTCATTTGAAAAAAATTGGGCTATCAATACAGCTTACAAAAAAGGATTTTATGATATGGTTAGTTATCTTGCAACTTTACAACAAGTCAGAAAAAAGCTTTTGGATTACAACACATGTCTAACACAGCAACAAATTAATCATTTAACAAATTATCCTACACCTTTAGAAGAAGAGGAAGATATTTTGAGTGAAGAAGACGAAGAAGATGAGGAGGAAGAGGAGGAATATGAAGACGATGATTGGCTTGCCGACGACGATGAAATAGAATATGAAGAAGGATACGACCCAACTAAAGATCATATCCAACAGGATTGGGACGATGATGACTGGCGTGGAATGATGAACAAATTAAAAGCAGGAGATGAAGCACTAAAAGAATTGCTTCAAAGGCGCTGATGCTTCATTAAAGACAAACCAATAGAAGTAACAATAACAACTTTGCCGAGATACCCAACTGTGTCAGCCATCATTTTCAATGAAGACTGACCGTGTACAACCGGGGGTGGAATTGGAAGTAAACTACCGGTAATTAAACCTAATCCAGTAACCGTTGAAAATGCCAATGCAGGATTTGGAAGGATATTTGTACCTTTGACAACATGATATACAAGGGGAAGCATTAAAAGTGTGCCGGTCATTCGACAAACATCTTGAACCCCACTAAGAAAATTTTCTGTTGGGGAAGAATCCATTTTTTATTAAAAATTAATAAAACTATTTTTCAATTTTCATTATATAAATGGAAATAATAAAAAGATTTTTAACATTGATTGAAACTGAAAAAGATCAAAATATAAAAACCGATTTGATACACAACATGTATTACCATATTTTCGATTTACAACTTGATAAACAAATAGGAAAATTATCAATTTCTCAGGATATAAAAAAATATGAAGCACAGGCTATTAATATGAGTTTTTGGAAAGCAAAATTAGCTAAAGTTTCCTGGATACCATCATTTTACGTTTCCATTAAAAATACACTTGACAAGCTGAATACGGAAATTAATAAACTTTGTCAACATATCGATACTTTATACAACCCTATATGGGATGGAACAGAACAAATGGGTAAGGAAGCTTGTATTTTAAAAGCTAATTATCAATATATGTATTTTTCTATGATTGTTTCTAATCCACAAATGTTTTTAATGAATATAAATAGGGAACAGTTTATAAAATATTTTTCTGAAAATACAAAATATATTACAAAATATTCTGGTAAAAAATTATATCATTTTTTTAAAATATTACAAGCAACAAATTATACATATAAATATCTTGTACATAATGTCGATATTTTAATTTCAGAAATTAAAAATATTGATTCTTTAGATGAAAAGGGAGAAACACTTTTAATGGAAGCAGTAAGATGGAGACAAGATGATGCGTTATTATATTTAGCTCATTTGGGAGCCGACCCAAATATACAAAATCCAGTTGGAAAAACTGCAATGCACATGACATGTGGCAAACTTCATAAAAGAAAATGGAGCTATCTTCCCGTATTAGTTGGTTTGGGTGGAAATTTAGATATAAAAACAAAACGCAATAAAAGTGTAAAAGAATATGCATTAGAACATTATGGAAAATCTAGTTTACAATATATCAATAGTCAAGTAACTAACTCCTTAGGGAGTTAGTTACTGACCAATGGTCGCTTATTAAAAAACTGTGTTTTTTAATAAGCGATTATCAATAATAACTTTAATTGAAAAATTTTATTTTTATATTAAAAAATATAAATGAATATTTATACGGATGGTTCATGTACTGGAAATGGTTATGCAAACGCTCGTGCTGGTTATGGCGTTTATTTTCCAGAGAAACCTGAATGGAATATTTCAAGACGATTGAAAGGAACACAAACAAACAATGCTGCAGAGATGTATGCAATATATTCAGCGTTGAAAAGAATTTATTTTCACGATAGTCATCCAAAACATTTACATTTTTATATTGACAATAAAATTGCACTTGATACTTTATTATCAGATAGAAAGGCCGGTGCAAATTGGGAAATTATTCAAAAAGTATATAAAGCTAGAGATATTCTAATTAAACAGGGGTATAAAATTACTGCCGAGTGGGTTAAAGGGCATTCTGGAAATCCTGGAAATGACATAGCAGATAAATTGGCAACTGCAGGAGGATTAAAGTAAGAACATAAGGATTTTGTTACTGTCCAGTGGTCACATATAAAAAATTGAAAAATATTTAAAGATTTTTTAACATAAAAATGGACTATCTTTTATGTTTTGGTCTTGGTTGTGCTTCTACATTTTTTCTTTCGGCTGCCGCTGTTTTAAAGAATCAGTGTGATGTCGTTAAACTACTTGAAGATATTCGCGAAGAGGCAGCCTTTCTTGCAGAAGAAACAAATGCTGAAATGACTGGTATTCTAAATATCGTCGACGAAATCGAAGAAGTAATTCTCTAAAGTTTTCATTATGAATATAATGAATTACAAGTAATATAGAGTTCCAAATGTCCATCCCGTATAATCTTCTAAAATTTCCATCTTTATATACTTGGGGATGCAACATAATGCCTTGACATTTTTATTTAATCTTGATAGAAAATCATAAGGTAATGCAAACTTTATCTGAGGACATTCTATTTGACCCTCAGAATTAGCTCCCCATCCAATTACCTTGCCGTCTGCTTGTAATCCTAGAGAATGATACGCACCTGCAGCAATCGCAATAAATCTTTCATCAGGACATTTGATTTGACCATACCGATTAGAACCCCATCCAATTACTTTACCATCTGCTCGTAATCCTAAAGAATGAGCGGCCCCTGCAGCAATAGCAATAAATGGTTCGTCTGGACAATTGATTTGACCATTAGCATTACTTCCCCATCCAAATACCTTGCCATCTGCTCGTAATCCTAGAGAATGAAATGCTCCTGCAGCAATCGCAATAAATTTTTCCTCAGGACAATCGATTTGACCCTCAGAATTAGCTCCCCATCCAATTACCTTGCCGTCTGCTTGTAATCCTAGAGAATGATACGCACCTGCAGCAATCGCAATAAAATTTTCGTCAGGACAATTGATTTGACCATCCTCATTATCACCCCATCCAAATACCTTGCCATCTGCTCGTAATCCTAGAGAATATTGGTAGCCGGCAGCAATTGCAATAAATTTTTCGATTGGACAATTGATTTGACCATACCGATTAGAACCCCATCCAATTACTTTACCATCTGCTCGTAATCCTAGAGAATGATGGTAATCTGCTGCAATTGCAACAAATTTTTCGTCTGGACAATTGATTTGACCATAAAAATTATCGCCCCATCCAATTACCTTGCAATCTGGTGGTAAACCTAGGGAATAAAAGGTGCCTGTAGAAATAGTATTGCTCATGCTTACATTTTTCTAAAAATGTAATTTTATTTTTCAATTATAACATTGCTATTAATTGATCATTAAAATCTCCGTTATTGGCGAGTGTATATTTGATTCTGTTCCAAATGATGCTTTCTTGTGCATATACGTTTTTAATCATATCTGGTAGAGAAATCCATACTATATCACACATTTCATCCGATTCAATATTTACAATTTGCGAAGAATGAAAGAGAGTATGTGCTTGTTCAAAAAATGAATCATCTGAAATTTCACAAAATAAAATACAGATATCGTTTCTTCTATCAAAAATGGCACACGAAACTGGTTTCAAACTAGATGGACTAATGATTTCTTTAGATTCCTCCATAAATTCCCTAATAGCTCCAATCAAAATTGATTCATTTTTTGTAATTCCGCCTCCAAAATCTGATAATTCTCTAGTTTTAGAATCTACACCCATTAAAAAATAAATTTCTCCATATTTTTTAATATATGGAATAATTCCGCCCCTTTTACATTTAACTTTTGTCACCTCATCAAATAATAAAATCATATGTTATTAGTATTTTATATTTTAAATTAAATTTTCAATTATTAAAAATATGTATATATAAATGTATGACTATATAGGTGACCGGTCAAAACGTCAGATTGAGATGGAAAGTAATGGATGATTGGGAAGTCGAAGCTTTAAAACGTAAGGAATATCATCTTGTTTATCCAGCAAATTAGTCAAATTAACACTATTCTTCAGCGCATTAAGAGATATATTAAAAGTATCTTATGAATGGTATCCTATTACACAATCTGGAAAATTATTTATTAAATTGAAAAATAAAATATAAAATTCAAAGGAATAAATGAACCAGCTTGATGTCGCGCTACAAGATATGAAAAAGTACCTTGAATCTTCATATGACGTGCCACATAGTACGATTTTAAGAAAATTTAATCATGATTACACAGATATTAATAATGCAAAAACTCAAATTAATAATCAGCTTCTTGAAGTAATTCAGTCTCTTGAAACACTTGTTAGCGATATTTCTTTGGAAGAGGTGACATGGAAAGTCGCTCCTATAATTGATAAAATTAAAAACATTACATATTAAAAAAATATGTATATATAAAATGGGTAATACAATAGCTACTATATCATATGATCATGTTGATCACAATCGATACAATACAATTATAGTAAATTTTCGTACAAGTTATGGCTTACAAGAAGCTCATCCTGAATATTTAAAATGTGATATAGGAAAAAGATGCGAAGGTGCACAAATCGTTACCATATGGAATGACGATTCAATGTTAGAAAGGTTTGTAGATGATGTCGTAGCGGCTTTAAAAGAAGCTGGGGCTACAGGGGTTTCATCAACTATACGATTTAAACACTTTAAAAAAATCCCGTAATAATAAATGAGTCCAATGTGTACAGAGAATGAGCTATTATTAGCAATTGTTATATCTTTAATTTTTGTATGGTTTTTTAGAGAAATCCCGCATGAAAATATTTTTGTTCCAACTTGAAAAATTCCTTAAATAAATTTTACACATTATAAGAGGAGTATTCCTCTTTCTTTCGTGGTTTATGAAAGAAATATAATGAACCCTTTGCGATGAAAAGTAAAAAACATCACTCCTTGCAAGTTTTCCGCCTTGCAAGTTTTTGCATAATGATAATTGTATTGTATGATGCAAATATACAGCTTTTAGCAAATCAATTATAAGGATAAGTTGCCATAGCAACAAGTTTTTTCCTGTACATCAGGAAAACATAGATGAAAAAGTTTTGTTATGAATGCAAATACTTTTTCATTTAAAACATTGAACATCCATCTCTTAAGGCGATGGATGTAGTTCTTTAACAAACGTCCATGAGATAATACAGTCAAAAAGTAGATCCTTTATCTACTATATGGCGCTTTATCCATGGTAGAGTTTGTTCTTATATCCTTTAAGAGGTAACCGCATTTAGCACATCAGCACGCATTTTCTAACATTTTTTTATCACTAGCATCGTTATGGACGCTTCTAAATCAAGAAGCGTCAAGAGTTTTTAGGTGTCCGCCACCTAACTAGAACAGTAGCGTATCCATTATGGATAATTTTTAGCTTGATTGTCCCTTCCATCTGACAGTGGATTGTGGACATGCAAGTTTGTTGGGTTTATACCCTTCTTTGAACACGAGAAGTTGTTCTGAAAAAGTCATTTTCTTTATTTCAAAGAAAATCAACAAGATCTATGGAAAAAATGAAAAATAAAAGTTCATTAAAATCTTCTTCTTGATACATTTATTTTAATATTGAATATTAAAATCAATATTAAAATAAAATAATAAAATAGAAATGGACATACAAGAGTTAACGAGAGAGTTGGCACAAAATTATAAGTGGAATCATGATATTGAATGGGGTTACTACAAGATTTGGTATGTCAAACCAGATGGTACAAAAGTATGGACAGATGATCCACAAGAGGTTTACATTGAATACAAACAGCTTAAAGAATTAGATAAAAAGAGAGATGAGATTACAAAACAGTTGATAATAGATAGTCTTGCAATTAAAATCTTCTTCTTGATACATTTATTTTAAAATTGAATATTAAAATACATTTTTATTTTTATAAAAATGGGTTGGTTTCTTGGATTAAAAACTGATGGTAATGTGTTTCCTTTTTTGAAAACAAGTGACCAACGTATTATAATCCCGTTTGAATTTTCTCATAATCCTAATTTCAAATTTAGATTAGATGGTTGGACAGTATATGTTACTCAGCCGATTGTTTTAGATGGTATTACTTGGCAGGAAACAAAATGGTGTGATTTAGAAGAAATTAAAGAAATGAAATTATGTATTACTCCAAATGTTGACAAACAAATGGACTATAGAAAAAATTTGGTAGGGAGATTATTGGAAATTAATGGGGAACAGTATAAAATTGATAATATCGTACAGCATTTACATTGTCTAACACGATATTCCATCTACAATTTAGAAACAAAGAAATGGACAGATATTGAATATAATGATAAGGAATGGTCACGACCAGCAAAATTAATTGAAATTTAGAGATTCATATTTAACAATATGAAATTGATCGTTATACCTTGAGGCCGAGTTTTTTAACCAACATTAAAGTTGGAAGAAAAACTAAAGGGAATAGAATTGCGGTTTGATACATTTGTTTACACATATGATAATCGGGAACAATAAACTTGTATACTTTTTTCATTGGAGAAATTTGATAAGTATCAAGATCATTTATATAAAGATCTTGGTCAAAACGTTTCAAACCATCGTCATAACATTTAAACTCTTTCATCTTGGTCAACTGTACTGTTAGATGAGGGTACTTATTACGAGAACTAATTGTTGGCATAATAGTTACAGTCTTGTTATCAAAGGAACTTTTAATTGTTTCCAACTTTTTTGTCAAATCTTCAAAACAAAGAAATCCTCCTTCCGATGGAATATTATGTTGTTCGGCTTGAGGAGAACAATTCAAAAATTCACATTCACACGTGGTCGAATTAAATGTTAGATTATGATATTCTTGTCCACAATTAATAGTTGCAGACCAACCATCAAATGAGTTTACTACTAATAAGCTTAAAGTTTCTAAAAGCTCGTCAAGCGTTTTAAAATTGCTCATTTATATTAATTGATACTATTAAGATAAAATGGACGTAGAGTTATTTTGGGATAAAGTAATATTTTCTCCTCTATATAAAGAAAAAGGCATGTGGGTGATGGGCGCTCTCGTAGACTGTGGCATGATCACACAAATTCTAGTTGTTACTGAAAATAAAACTGAAAAATTGATGAATATGAAATGGAAGTTAATATATGGTATTGAACCAAATGGTCAAATCAAAAAGACTCAATATTTTGAACCTCCAATAGTCATCGATAATGTTTTGGTTGCTAAAGGACGTGACTTTAAAGAAACCAAGTATATGCATAAATATGAACCCTATTTTGTAATCAAAAAACATGATGACAGAATTTACAATACAGAACAATGCCCAGATACTTGCAAAATTCAAGAAATGTTTTGTCAGCCAAATTTTGTAATTAAAAGAACAGGTTAATTTTTGCTTAATGAAATGTCTATAAATAAATGAAAAAAATGTTGTATTGCAACATTTGTGACATCCTAACTGATCACACCGACTCTACTTGCATGATTACAGAAAAGAAAAAACTAGTAGAACGCGTTTCAAATGAAAGAGAAGAGGAAACAGATGACGAGGAAACAGGCAGCCAGGACGACAGCACTGGCGATGAGGAAACAGGCAGCCAGGACGACAGCACTGGCACAGATGAAGAGGTTAGTACAGACAAAACAGATGACAGCTCCGACGATGAGGGTAGTCAAGACACTGCTATTCAAGACGAACAGAGAATGGAACTAAGTCATGAAGAGTATTTATCATTTGATTATACAAATTTTCAAGACGACGATGGTATTCGTGTGACATTGGGCATTGAGGATGAGAATGATTATCCTATATTTGTTGAAAAGGAAAAAATAAAAGAGTTGGCAGCGTTTTTGAAACAAGTTTCTAAAAAACTGTTGGCTCTTTTGTAATCTGGATAAATCGTCTTATTAAAAATAAGACAATATATTTATTTGTAATGTTTAATTGCTGTAATAATTTTCCACACATCATTCATTTTTGCTTTGGCACCTGGACATAAAAATCGACATGCGTGTTTAGCAATTTTATAAGTAATGAGAGCTGGTAATTCTAAATCTTGCATAGCAAAGCAAATTTCAATGATTCTCTTATATGTCAAATCATAAGCAGCAATTTGTAAAGCTTCTAACGAATAAACATAATTTAAAGTTTGTAATTCCCAGAAATCGCTTGTATTAAAAGCGGAGCAATTTTTTTGGCACATTCAGATAATTTTTCATAGTCCCATGGTTTATCAGGATGAGCTGCATATTTCTCGAACCCCCAATTATGAATAGTTATAGCATCATAAACCAATTGCTCTTCAACTGGTATCCCTTCTAAAATAAATTGTAGAGTCATTTTATAATCGCTATTAGAAACTGCAATTTCTAATTCATTTAAAAAAACGTTCATTGTTTGATAAACTTGATTTCAGATTTTAAATTTCAATTTTCTAAAGGATAGATTATAAATCGTCTTTAAAGAGACATTTAATATAAATGTCATATTTGTCATTTGAGATGGGGCTTGCAAATTTGGAATGGATTTTGTCTCTTCTCAATAAAAATGGGCCCGTAAAAGTAAATGTTGGAATAAATGCGCATTTGGATGATCCTGTGGATGAATTAGATGATGATTTTCTTATTGGTGAAAAAGGTGAACCAGTTTCAATTGCCGATTGTAAAAAGTTTTTGAAACGGCTGGAAAAGTATTCTAAACAACCACAGATTGAAAAAGAAGTTGACGGTGGTCGTAGTTTTGTTTTTGAAGGTGTTAAAAAGCTTGGACCAAAATCCTACGAGTTTCTCTGGGGGTCGTAAGACGTCTTTGTTATAATAGATTTCTTCTGGTTTTATGGGGTAGACTGCTAATATTTTATCGGGATCATCAAAATCTTTAACAATTGTAGATGTAAGTTGACCATTATTATAATATTCATGATAGATTCCTGGTACACGAGCATAAGTAGGAAAATGTCTACGTTCAATAACTGCTGGACCGTCATTCCTATGCAATTTACCCCATATATACCATTGTTCTCCTCCTGTTAGTTCGCTATATAGAGCAGGTCCATCAATTCGATGCAACATTCCGTTTTCACACCATATTGTGTGAGGGCCGAAACATAATTCTCTAAATGGTAAATATTCTTGATATCCTAGACCAAAATAACATGGTACAAAACAGTGTGGCATTCTTCCTTCACATACTGGGCCACCAACTCGATGCGGCTTTCCATTATAAAACCATACACCTTGGCATTTTTTAATATCTTTATCTCCTAAACATGGAACATCGTCGGGAAATTCTATAGCTGGACCATCTTTTCGATGTAATCGACCATATTTTCTATATTCTTTCACGCCATCATCCCATTCAATTGCTGGTTTATCTAGTCGATGAATATCTCTTTCTATTTTATATTTTTTGGACGAGTTATAGTCTTCTTTATAGTACAAGTAGTAATCGTCGTCATAACTTAAATGGCGACTGTTTCTATGTAACCATATAGTACCTCCATTCCCCGAATAATGACTAAAAAACCTTTTGGGAATGCTTATATTTTGGCGCATTTCCAATACATAATTTGGATTTTTTCGAGTCCATTCTCTAAATTTTCTGGAAAGTCTAATTATCTGATTGTAAATGAATGGGTCTTTATCAATTAGATTTATACAAGCGTATACATCTGTTAATAAAAGATCCATTTTTGAAAAATGACAAGTAATTTTTTATTTCATTTTTATAATTATTTTTATTTCTTTTATGATAAATGAAATGTGTTAAATTTTGGTTAGACGATCCAATAGAAGCATTGCAAAATCTAAGTAGTATTATCCCTAGACAAGGTCAATGTATTAATGAAAAATTAAATGCGCTATCATTCTTTAGTGTTGTCTTTAGTGTTATTTTATATTTTGCTAAAGTATCGTATTCATGGGCGTTTGCGGTATTTGGTCTCGGCATTTCAGTTTTCCTAAAATTGGTATTCTTTAATAACGATCTAGGAGAGTTGACATATGAAGAATACTCTTTGGGTAAAGGGATACAAATGTCTGATATTCAACGATATTTAGGCGACGATGAAATTGAAATGGCAAGTATAAAAACTGTTCCATCAGAATTTGAAGATTTGGAAAACGAAGCGCATTTTATCGACTCTAGCCCACACGATCGAAGAAGATATGGTGATACATTTGAACAATTGAAAGGTTCGGTAATCGACGATTTACTTCCATCACGCATTCCAAATGTGATTCCATTAACAAAACGTTTAGGAGATATATGTGTTGTATAAAGAATTCTTTAAAATAATTAAAGAATTTATTTTACCGTAGACGCAATTTCTACAACTGAACGACTATCCAAATTTATAAAATTTAGTAATTCATGCGCATTTTTACTAATAACATAATCTCTAACTAGATCATTGTCCAATACATTATATTTAAAAAGTATATCAATAATTGCGTTTAGATTATTTTTATACACAATCTCTTTTTCTGGCGTTTTTGCTACTAAAGTTGGTTCATTTGTTATTGCATAGGCATTATCTTGTAATATTTCTAATATATTGTTTTTAGAGGAAATGTCTAAAGGTTCTCGTTTTAAAATATAATTTAATATTTTTAATGAAGGTCTATTATATCTAATTAAACGTCTTAAATCGACCATTCTACTTTTATTATTTGACCCTAATTTTTTATATACATAAAGATTATCTGCTTCTAATGCAACACTGCCCAACTCTTTCTTATATTTGTTTTTTATAATTTCATCTTTACATTGATTCCAATAGGCATCAAAGAAAAAATTTCGATGCGTTTCTACAGCTTTTTCTAGCATCATATTGAGTTCATCATCGCCCTCCATCCCAAGATTGCAATCAAAATTTATATTTAATACGTTTCGAAAATAATCTAAAAATTCAGATGTATTAATATACTTTAATATTTTTTTAAAATCAAGAAAAGGATATTTTTGAGCAATCTGGTTAAAAATGTATAAATTTTCTTGTTTAACAGCCCTTCTAGCATTATAAAATGCAAGTTTAGCGTTGTCTAAATCATAGTTAACAGTAAAATATTCAAACAACCCAATTGTTATTTCGGGGTACTTGGCTACAAGATCTTCTAACTTAACTGGTTCATCCTTTTCGTCCATATATTGTTCTGTCTCAAACGATAACTGATATTTTTCATCTTTATAACTAGGCTGTTTAGGTATTATAATATAAAGTGGCCCACTTTTGTTATATTCATTAAACATATTATCATTTTTAGCTGCCGTGCACCATCTTGTAGACTGTCCATAATAACAAGCATCTGCTTCTGTCGTTGGTTGGATAATACGGAGTGTGTCACCGTTGTAAACTTGAACAGCGGTATTACTAGTTTCTACTTCTTCGACTTCTAATTGGTCTTTATATTTGTCTATGAGATCTTCTAAACCGGGTTTTTCAAATCCCTTTTTTGTGCAGCCGACAATACCGCAAAAATTGTCAATGTTGGTTTCTTGTTCCCATTGTTGACCAGAAGAAACTAATATGTTTCTAGTTTTGAGGTATTCGTAATTTTCTAGGGCTGGTTTAACACGTGATAAGAGATCCTCATCTCTCTTGATTCCTCCATTGACATATGAATCGACAATCCATCTGACATATTTTTTACCTGTTGGGTCGGCTTGTATAAAAATATCTAAATTGTCATGTCCAAATGGTTTTAATTTTTCTCTATAAGAATTTAATATTCCATTCATTTATTTAAAGAATTGAAAAATTATTATAAATTTATAATAATTAAAAATGTGTGATCATAACAAGACAATTATGATTGAAGACGGTATTAAAAAATGTTTATTATGTGAAGAAGAATTTTGTATTCATTCTAAAATCGACCATGATTCTACTTGTATGAATTGTGGCGAGTATGTTACTGAAGTTTCTATGGATAAGCCATGGAATGATTCAAATTTCAGTAGTACAAATCAGACGGTTAAAAACGTTGGGCAATATATGAATTATTTAGAGTCTTTGGGATATTCTAGTGATATCGTGCAGGCAACATTGGAAAAGTTTACAAAAGTTGGTTGTGGTAGTGCCGACGAAAAGAATTTGTTGGCTGCATGTGTTTGGATGGCACATTATGATTTGGGTATTCCTAGAACCATGATTGAAATCGCTAAAAAACATGGAATAACAAAGTCTAAAATTAAAAAGGGTAGAAGTATTGCAGTCACATATTATGAGGAATACGTCACTAAATATATAACTGTTTCTATGATTATTAAAAAGCTTCTACTTGATTTGGGGATAGATTATGATACATATTACGAAGAAATATACAAAATGTCTAAATTTATTGAGGAAAATTGGGAAAAATCGGTAAATACAAAACGTTCGGCTCCTCAAAACATCGCATCTGCATGTGTATTTTTATATATTTCTCAATCTCCTACATTAAAACATATGGTTGATACTCCAACAAAAAAGAAACAAGTATGCAAAATTATGGGTCCAAGTTCCATTACAATTGATAAAATTTGCAAGCATTTGAAAGAGGAATTTATAGAATAAAAATCCTACTGATCAATCAAAGATTGATCTTATCTAATATCATTTAGCATTTTTTGTAGATAGATCATTCTGGTTCTGTCTTCTATTTTGGATTCTCTGCGTTCTACTTTGGGAGGATCTTTGGAGCCTTCGACAGTTTCTAGGGAATCATCATCTCCTATTTCTATTTTTCTATCATCAGGGGTAGATGGTGTAGAAATACTTTCTACTGTTTGAATAATTTGATTGTTTGCGAGAATTTCTGTATACATTGCATTGAATCCTTTTAAGATTTCTAATCTATCTCCTTCTGTTCCTTTGATTTGGAAAGATTGAAATTTCAACATTTCATAAAAAACATTGATAGATTTTTCGGCTGAATAGTATTTTTCAGTTTGCTTTTCAAAATTAAAAGCATCTTTAGTTGTTATTATTATGCCAATTAAAATTTCTAAAACGGTTCTAAGGATAGTTAGCCAATAAGTGTCTTCAAGATTGCTAAATAACTGAATACCACCACCTGTACCGGTTATAATAAGTAGAATTTTAGAGATGTAACCAAGGGCAGTGTTCCAATGATGTGATTTTCTGCCAAGGATCAAGAGGCTTCTTTTAATTTGCCGGGTTTTAATTGTCATTAATTCTATTTCGGCTTTATAATTGTCCCATGATATTTTCTGAGTGGTCATTTTATATTAGGGATTCAATTATACCAATTTAAATTGTCTGTATACCATTTTATAGTTGATTCTAGACCATTATTAAAAGAAATTTCTTGTTTCCATCCCAAATTTAATAATTTAGTTATATCTACAGAATATCTAGTATCATTAAATTCGCGATCTTTGATATGGACTAAGTTACCTTGTTTTAAGGTATTTTTTAATTTATCATATATTTCTAAAACTGAATATTCGTCATTGGAGCCAATATTATAAATTTCTCCAACTTGGCCACAATTTAATATTGTTTCAAATGCTTTTGCAACATCTAAACAATGAATAAAATTTCTTTTAGTTGTGCCACTTCCATGAATTGTGCATGGAATGTTATTCAATATACTTGTAATAAATTTAGGTATCAATTTTTCTGGATATTGATTGTGTCCATATACGTTATTACCACGAGTAATAATTATAGGCATATTAAATGATTTTTGATAAGATAACACTAGCATTTCCGCCGCAGCTTTCGATGCGGCATATGGATTTGTAGGACTTAAAATGGAACATTCTAATGACGTTCCATTTGGCATATCTCCGTAGACTTCATCTGTTGATACATGAATAAATTTCTTTATCTTTCCCCAAATTCTTGAAGATTCTAAAAGATAATGTGTCCCAAGAACATTGTTTTTGGTATATTCAATCGAATTGTCAAAACTATTATCAACATGACTATATGCAGCGAAATGAACTATATGATCAATATTGTACCGATTTAAAATTTTCAATACAAGATATCCATCACAAATATCACCTTTGATAAAAATGTAATTATCTTGTTCAATTACATTCTTTTCTCTTGCACAATAATCCAATTTATCAATATTTACAAATCTAATATTTGGATATTGGTTCAACATATAATTTAGAAATGTTGAACCAATAAATCCGCAACCTCCAGTTACCAAAACGTTTTGCATTTTATATATAAGAATATCTTAAAGACAATTATAAATTAAATGTTAATTCCATTTGCTAATATTTATTCTAAATACAATATGAAAATCAATGGAATACTTCATATAGGAGCTCATAATCTAGAAGAATACAACGATTATAATAAAATAGTTCAAGGAGAACGAATGATATGGATTGATGCTATTAGTGAAAAAGTTACAAATGGGAAAATACAATTTCCTAATACAAATATTCTATTTGGGGTTGTATCAGATAAAGATAACGAACTTGTTAATTTTAAAATTACAAATAATGGCCAATCTAGTTCTATTTTAGATTTTGGGACACATTCTCAAAATTATCCAGATATTGTATTTATAGAACAAAGAAAAGTTTTCACAACACGTGTTGACACATTAATAGATCAACACAATTTATCTATTCCATTTAATTTTCTAAATATGGATATTCAAGGGGCAGAATTATTAGCATTAAAAGGAATGGGAAAATATTTAAAACAGCTAGATTATATTTATACTGAAGTAAATACAAACGAAGTATATAAAAATTGTGCTCAATTAGGTGAACTTGATGATTTTCTGGAAAAAAATGGATTTCAACGTGTCGAAATTGTTATGACTGATGCTGCATGGGGCGATGCGTTATATGTTCGAACCACCCTTTTAAAACCACGTGAAAATGGATTTAAAATTTTTTTTGAAAAAAATGGTCGTTTGGGAAATAATTTGGTACAATATAGTGTAGCCAAATTATTTCCCAAACATACAATTGTAAGTTCATTGCAAGAATTAGATAAATATATAACTGTCGATGACAAAACTTTTAGTGAATGGGACGAAATACTGATAATTAACCAAGACATATATCTACAAGGATTTTTTCAATGGGGACCTTTATTAACTAAATATCGTGATCAAATAAAACAAATTTATAATACATCTAATACTGATCTTATTAACAATAAATATTGTGTATCAGATATTTGTAATGGAGATTTTTTTAAAATTGCAAAAGAAGATATTCTTTTACATCTACGATTAGATGATTTTGACCATTCTTCAATTCGAGTATCTGAAGTTTTAGATCCAAGTTATTATATGAATATATTGGATAAAATTAAATACAGAAATGTGTATATCATGTGTGATATGTTAAAACATGATTGGGAGGTTAATTATTTAAAAGAATTTCATAAATATAACCCAAGATATTTAATTGGTGGGTCAGAAAAATACGATTTTATTACTTTAGTTAATGCACCAAGAATAATTAGTTCAAATTCTATATTTTGCTGGTTCGCAGTATTATTAGGTAATAGTATTGAGAGTTGGGTACCTGATATTACCATACATTTATATCAAAATTTAAAATGTAATAGCAATATGGTATCAACGAAATATTATAATTTATATCCTATTGATCGCAAATATCATTATGAATGCAATCGATTTTCTGATATAAATCAGCATTTACCTACTTTATATGAATATGCTAAACGCTGTCATCATATAACAGAATGTGGCGTTAGATCAGTTGTAAGCTCATATGCATTTGCTCTTGGCTTACGAAGAAAGCCATTGAACAAACTTGTTCAAGTTGATCTTGATTATAATCAAAATGTTTTATTCTTTAAAAATGAAGCAACTTCTGAAGGAATAAATGTCGTATTTTATAAACAAAGTGACTTAGAATGTCCATTAGAAAAAACTGATTTGTTATTTATTGATACTTGGCATATATATGGACATCTTAAACGTGAACTTTCTCGTTGGAATAAATATGTTGGAAATTATATTATTATGCATGATACAACTGTAGATGAATGGCAAGGAGAAACTATCCGTTGTGGATGGGATGCTGTCAAACAAAGTCAAGAAACTGGAATTCCGGTAGAAGAAATTAATAAAGGTTTATGGCCGGCTATTGATGAATTTTTACACGATCATCCTGAATGGTTTTTAGAAAAACGATTTACTCATAATAACGGATTAACAATTTTAAAAAGACATAATGTTTTTCCAATTGACTTTTCAATACCAGAATGCAAAATAGTTGATAAGGTTCCTGATAAAACAAAGAATTTTGCACATATTATACCTGGCGATGTATCTACATATATTTTTAATGAAGAAAAGGAATATTATCAAGATTACCAACAAAGTATATTTGGTAGAACATGTAAAAAAGGTGGATGGGATTGTTTGAGACATTATGAAATATTGGCAAATGGTTGTATACCATGGTTTGATCAATTAGATAAGTGTCCTAAAAAAATAATGACTCATTTTCCAAAGGAGGTTGTATTCCAAGCAATGAATGAATATGAAAAAGATTCAGATACATTTTGCCAACATGAATATAAAAAATATGCAAATATACTTTTGGAATATACAAGAAACCATTTAACAACTAAATCTATGGCTCAATACATTTTAGATACTGTCAAAACAAATGCAAAATCGGTTTTATATATATCAGAAAAACCAGAACCAGATTATCTTCGTTGTCTAACATTACATGGATTTAAAGAATTATTTGGGTCAAATTGTCATGATTATCCTTGTGTACAACATTTGTATACTGATTATCCAAATCCAAAAGATATTTATGGAAAAGGTATGACATATACTTGCCTATTAGATAAAACAAAATATCGTGATATAAATGCAGACTTAACAGTTGAAAATGATATTAAAAATCACAAATATGATTTAATTGTTTATGGAAGTATTCATAGAGGAGTTCCATTTTGGAATCTGGTTCATGAGTATTATTCGTCAAATGATATTGTATTAATGTGTGGAGAAGATAGTTTAGCATGTAGACATTCAGAGTTTACAGATTATGTTTTTATCAGGGAAATTTTATATTGATTCATTAAAATGATTAATGAATTTGTAAATATTTTTTAATATTAGCTGGCATATCATTTAAACCTGAAATATTTTTTTCTTTTGTACATACAATATTTAATGACATTAACAACCCACTTTTATCCATATGTGGAATATATGCTTTTGAATAATCATCATATGTGCCTAAGAATTCTTCAGCGTTATATCGTTGAATATTTTCAAAGCCACATAATGTTAGTAATTGTGATAAAAATTCAAAATCAAAATTTACAAAATGAAAATCCCATTGATTTCGCTGACCACCATTTAAAAAACCAATAATTTGAGTAATGTCTTTATTTTTGTTATAAAGATTTACCACTTGTTCAAAATCTGGAACAGATATTCTTAAAATGCCCCCAATTTTTAAAATACGATTCCATTCTAAAATAATATTTAATAGTTCTTTTCTTGGAATGTGCTCTAAAATATGACAATTATAAATTTGATCAACTGTAGAATTGTTAAATATATCTAATTTCCTAATATCTAATTTCAAGTCTGCTTTTTCTGAATTTATATCAATGTTTATAAAATTTGGCAAATTTAAATTACCGCAACCTAAATGTAAATTCATTTATTATAAATTATTATTTAAATATGAATGTCAAATATGTTTGTATAAATCTCAAAAAAAGATTTGATCGTCGAGTACAAATAGAAAAATATAATATGCCATTTAGTTTTTTTACTGCCGTTGATGGGTCAACTCTTCAGATATCTGATAACTTGAAAAAACTATTTAATGGAAATGATTTTAATTGGAGAAGTAATATTATTGGATGTGCATTATCACATTTAAATTGTTGGAAAGAATTGTCTGAATCACAGTATGATTATTATGTAATTGTAGAAGACGACTCTGAATTTGTAGACAATTTTATTGAAAAAACAGAAAGTATTCTCAAACAAATGAAAGAACAAAATGCAAAAATAACATATATTTTCTGGCATGAATATATAAGAAAATATTACAATATGGAAAAGTTAAACAATGATACCCCAATATTAACACCTTTTGAATATAACAATTCTGGCGGAGGTACAGGGGGTTATATTATTTCCAAAGAAGGAGCCAAAATCTTATATGAATGGTTTATAGTAAATGGTATCAAACGTGGAATAGATTATGCAATGTTTACATGCTTTAATGATATAAAAATTCCTGTATATTGTAGTGTGCCTAAATTATTACGTAGTCCAGAGATTGATACAGATATTCAAACAAATTTTAATACATTGTTATAATTCATTTTGTTTAAAATGAAGACTAAATAACAGATTTTATAATTTCACACATTTTTTTATATTCGTCACACGGATTAGTAATAGAAAATAATTCTGGTTTTTTAACAAAAACTGGCTGACTCTGATATTGTTTTAATAATTGAGGTGTTTTATCTACATGTAAAATATAAGATGCGCATTCTTCTAAAGAACTAAAATCTTGTACAAAAATAATTGCCTTTTCATTAAAATTTTGCTTAACCCAAGTTGGATCTCCATAATAAATTGGAATTGCTCCACCTAAAATTGTGTTTAATAACTTTTCTGTTACATATCCTCCAATTGCCTTGTTTTCCATAGCAATAGCAAAACGATAATTACGATAATATGACCAGTTATCCCTCCAAGTTGAATGTTCACCAACTTGATATCCAGGAGTTCCCATACATTTACCTAAACCATGTGCAGTTTTTTCTTCTTTTTGTATCAACTTGAAAAGAGTATCACGATGATATTGTGGGTTAGAAGCACAATATGCTAGCATAAAATGTCGATTTGGATTTTTGTCAAGACGTAAATCATTCATATCAAATGTCATATTTAATTTAGTTTGCATTTCAAAATATACAGAAATAAAATATGGTAAAATAAATTCTCCTTTACGATAAGAATTAAATGTTAGCAATTCAAAAAGTGGAGGATAACTACGATGAGGAGGATAAACTGATTCTCCTATCCATGTAATGTATGGAATATTAGAATTATTAAACTCTGCTTCATGATTAAAAAACATGGAACGTATTAAAATTTTTGCTTCTGGACAATTTTTAAACTGTGCTTCTATTCCCATAATTTTAAACAAATGTAAAATTATGCCGTCTCCCCATGATCCCATGCCTTCACTAGCAATATAAATCATTTATATAAATGATTTGTTTAAAGATGTAAATTTTCTAAATCTTTAATAGCTTTATCTTCCATGTTCTTTATAACATGGTCAAATTCTGGATTCAGTTGTAATTTATTAAAATATTCGTTATAATTATTTAGTACATTATGTATTGTAGTTATAACAGAGTCAGTTGTATTTTCTGGTGTCCATACAATAAATTTACTATATTGAAAATCTAAAATCGGAGGTTTTTCTCCGATTGCAATTACACCATGACATATAGCCGGCAATAAACTAATTTCAGTGAGATTACATTGATATTCAGATTGAGTAAAATGTATAATTGTTTTAGCTCGTTTAAAATATTGAGCTAATAAGTCAGCTTCATAAATTCCATCTATATTTAAATGATGAAACGGTTCTTTTGACAATCTAGAAAAAAACTCTTTGCGTCTATATCTACCTTTACTTAAATAAAGTGAATCATACGTATATAATGTTAATACATCTATATCTCTTTCATATGGTGAAATTTTCATATTTGATCTACTATATATTCCTTTAGGAATATATGGTACATATACAAATTTATGTAACATTTTTTTGTATTCATGATTATCAGGCAAAGATTTTAAATGAACTAAATCTATTTCATTATAACTAACAATTAAATCATACTGATCTAATTGCATACCATGCATTAATCTTACTCTATATTCTGGGTTTATCGGACTAACTATGCAATGATCTACATTATCATCTACATTATTTGGTTTATTAAAAGTCCCTTCAACAAGAAAAAACACATTTATATTTTTTGATCCATATACTTTTTCAACAATTGGATAATTTGAAAACGCCCATTTCCACCAACCATAACATTTCATTTAAAATGTTTTTTTATTTAAACAGTTTTAGACGTTGAAAAATTATCACAACTATCATAATATTTTTTTCTATCCAAATTAGACATTACTTTATCTTCTTTATACCATGGGAGATGTTTGCATGTAAAATCTCCAGCTATTCTAATACATCGACTTGTATTAGAATATTTTTTATTACGCAATCCAAATGTTGTATCTATCGGAGCACAATATAATTTTGTTATTCCAAAAATTCTTTTCCCAATTATATATATTTACACCACCACAATACACTCCTTCTAAAAATAATTCTTTATCTGATAAATCAAGAGCAAAACCAACATTTGAACATTGATATTGCTCAGATATTTCGCTCAGTGTATTAATAAAATCAATAGGTAAATCGTTATTTAATTCTAAATCTGGGTCTGTTAAAATAAACTTTTGAGGTAATTGATCATATATATGTTTATTACATTGTTCGTTTATATGAGGTCCATTATTTTTGTTATGAATTATTTTAATATCTATATTTTTTAGATATTCAATAGTATCTCTATCGTTGCTATCATTGTTAAGTATTAATAGTTGTTGTTTTAAACCCCTTTTAATTAAAAAGTTTACCATATTTTCAACATATTTATGATTATTATAACAAATTATAACGATTGGAATTGACATTAATAACAATTTATATATAAATGAATAATAAAACAATTATTATTTTTGGAGGGTCTGGATCACTTGGTCATAAATTAATTGATAGATATCTACAATACAATAAAATTATAAATTATTCACGTGATGAAAATAAACATTGGTTAATGGATTTACATTACAAATCCACTAATTTATCTAATATAATAGGTGACATTCGCGATTTCAAAAAGGTTCAACAATCTATACTAAATGTTAATCCTCATATTATAATTGTTGCAGCTGCTCTGAAACATATCGATAGATGTGAATTTGAAACAAACGAATGTTTATTAACTAATATTACGGGTTTACAAAATGTATTAGATACAATTCAATTTAATCGTATATCTTTAACAAATTTAGAATCTGTTTGCTTTATATCAACTGATAAAGCGTGTAGTCCAGTTAATACATATGGAATGTCTAAAGGGATATGTGAAAATTTAATGGTTGAAAGATCAAAATATGATAAATTTGTCAAATATATAGTTGTTAGATATGGAAATGTTTTAAATTCTCGCGGATCAATTATTCCTATCTTGGAAAATAAGGGAGGTGATCCTAAATGTCAAAATTTTACATTGACACATTCTGATATGACAAGATTTATAATGTTGCTAGAAGAAGCAGTTGATTTAATTGAATATGCGATTTTTAATGGGTTTACTGGAGAAATTATCATTCCTAAATTAAAAGCACTATATATAAAAGATTTAATAGAAATTTATTCCAAAAAATATAACAAGCCGATTATTATTACTGGAATGCGATCAGGAGAAAAACTGTATGAAACTTTAATTAATGACATGCAATCTCTAAGAACAAACATAACTGAAAAATATTACCATATTCAGCCATCTTATGTGTCTCTTAAGAATTCAAAAACTTTTGAATATGATAGTAATCAAAATGTTTTAACTAAAACAGAGTTGGAAAATTATTTATTGTTAAATAGTAGTACTTTGACAAATTAAAAACCAATTAATTTTATTATTATAATAAAATGAAGATTCTTTTATTTGGATCAAATGGAATGTTAGGAAGTTATTTTTACAATTATTTAAAACAGTTTTATCAAATTGTCTGTATTACACGAAAAGAATTTGATGTCTTAAAGTCTAATATATTAGATTTAGATAAGATATTCAAAGAAAATAATTGTGATATTGTAATCAACTGTATAGGATTGATTCCACAAAGAAATAATCAATCAAATTACGAATATATTCGTGTCAATTCAGAATTTCCACATTTGTTAAATGGAGTATCCCAAAAATATAACTGTCATTTTATTCATATTACTACAGATTGCGTTTTTGATGGATCAAAAGGTAAATATATTGAAACTGATCACCATACAGAAAATGGTATATATGGACATTCTAAATCATTAGGTGAACCATTATCTGCAACAGTATTGAGAACATCAATTATAGGCGAAGAAGTTGAAAATAAAAAATCTTTACTTGAATGGGTTAAAAGCCAGAATGGAAATAGAATAAATGGTTTTGTTAATCATTATTGGAACGGAGTAACATGTTTACAATTGGCAAAAATTGTTCAACAAATTATTAGCCAAAATTTATATTGGCAAGGAGTTAGACATATTTTTTCACCAACATATGTATCTAAATTTGAACTTGTCAAAATGATATCAGACATTTATAAATTACAAATAGAAATAATACCTTTGGAAACAAAGGTATGTGATAAAACATTGTCATCAAAATATAATATCTTTGTTATTCCAGAATTATATGAACAAATTCAAGAATTATGTTTTTCTCCAATATGAGCAATAACCATCCCCAACAAGAATAATTGGATCATATATTTTTCTTGTATTACGAAAATCAATAACCGCAGTTCTTGCACCATGTAATGTCCAGTCATCAATAATAATAAATCCTCCGATAGACACTTTATCATAAAGTTGTTCTAAAACTTGTATAGTCGATGAATACATATCACCATCTAAACGAAGAACTGCTAATTTTTCAATAATTCCAAATATTTATCCATTTATAGTTTATTTTCATTTAATATATAAATGAAAATCTGTACAATTCTTGGAACACGCCCCGAAATTATTCGGCTTGCGTGTATAATTAAAAAACTTGATTTATACTTGGAACATATACTAGTTCATACTGGACAAAATTGGGATCCCAAATTAAATGATATTTTCTTTAAAGAACTAGAAATACGTGAACCAGACTATTATCTAAATATCGTTGGTAAAAATTTAGGGGAGTCTATGGGGAACATAATATCTAAAAGTTTCGATTTATTATCAGAAATTAAACCAGATGCTTTGTTGATTTTAGGTGATACAAATAGTGCGTTATCTGCAATTTCAGCCAAACGACTAAAAATACCTATTTTTCATATGGAAGCTGGTAATCGTTGTTTCGATCAAATTGTACCAGAAGAAATTAATCGCAAAATTGTTGATCATATTAGTGATATTAATTTACCATATACAGAACATTCCCGAAGAAATTTATTAAATGAAGGATTTAGACCAGATCATATTTTTGTAACCGGATCACCATTAACCGAAATCTATACGGTTTTTAACGATAAAATTAATCAATCTAATATTTTATCAGACTTGAAAATAAATTCAAAACAATATATATTATGGAGTACACATAGAGAAGAAAATTTAGATATAGAATCTAATTGGTCACGAGTAATTGAATGTATACATAAAGTTTCAGAACTATATTCTGACTTTATGATTATAATGTCAACACACCCTAGAACTCTCAAGAAAATTAATCAAAATACATTTCCGTCAAATGTAAAAATTTGCCAACCATTTGGGTTATTTGATTTTATTCAATTGCAAAAAAATGCATACTGCGTAATTTCAGATTCTGGAACAATCAATGAAGAAGCTGCAATATTAAAAATTCCAGCAATAAATTTTAGATTGTGCACAGAGCGTCCAGAAGTTATTGATATGGGCAATATAATTTTGAGTGGGCTTGATTTCAAAAATTTATTAAATGCAATTAAACTAACAACTAGCCTTGAAAATTTAAATTGTCCCAAAGAGTATCAAGATGTATTAGTTTCTGATAAAATTTTAAAAATCATATTATCATATACACATGTTATTAACTCTGTTATTTGGAAAAAAAATTAAGCTTTACATTTTTGATTAAATAATGTTTGATTTATACTCATTAAATGAGGATCATATGAAAAATTACATCTCTCGTGCCACTGATGTATACCTAATAAATGAGTGTTTTCATTAATGACATTTATTATTGTTAATTGTAATAGATTTTTTATTCTAAAAATGAATTCATCATCATCATAACATGTTCCAGCTGCAAATTCAATGTCAAACCCATTTAATTTTCCAAGATTTTCAGATGTTATTGCAGTTAAAAAATGATAATTTGCATTACGTGCATGTATATGCTGGTACCATTGATATCCTCTACTTATTTTATTATACTCTAAATTAGTTTTATAAAAAATGTGATTTTCCTCTAAGGATGGTATCGCGCATACATCATAGACAAGATAACTTTGATTTGATACGTTTTCAATTGCGTATTTAATAACATCTCCACAATGGCAAACTTCCGCATTTTGAATAATTACAATATGACTTGTTACTTCTTGAAACCCGATGTTATAATTGACACATGGATTGATCCATGTTTTTTTACTATTATCAATTTTAATATAAATAATTTTAAACGTAAATTCGTTAAAATTGTTACTTGTTAGATAACCTTTGGTTGAATCATCTACAATAATAACCTCAATATCTTTATATATCGAATTTTTAAAAGAATTTAGAGTATATAAAGTTTGTTCTTGACGATTATGTGTTGTCATAACAATGGTAACGGCTGGTTTTAAATTATTATTATATATTTCATATTCTACAAATTCAAATCCCTTTGTTTTTATATTTTTTGATAATTGGTATCCAGACATTTTAATAATAAATAATATTAAATGCAATTATTGTATTATAAATGCAACAACTTGAAAACAAAGATTCAGATAGTTTTGATATTTGTAGAATAAATACTCCTATAGAAGACTTGGACAATATTTGTCGCTATATTTCATATGCTAGAGGGTATAATTCACACGGTTTTGTCAAATATTACATTTCTAAAAATCTAGTGGATAGTCCAAATACTAAACTTTTTATATTAGATAAAAAAGAGTATAATAAAAATATTACAAATTTGCCAGAAATTCATGCCATCAATTTAGAAAGACGACAAGATCGTAAATATAAAATGATGACATCTGCATCTGGTGTTCCTTTAACTTTTTTCAAAGCAATAGATGGAAGGAAATTAACAATGACACCAGAAATTGAACAATTATTTAAAGGTAACGATTTTGCTTTTCGTAAAGGTGTAATTGGAGCAGCTCTATCTCATTATACTTTATGGAAACAATTTGTTAATTCTGATAAACAAGAAATTCTAATAATTGAAGATGATGTTGAATTCGCATCAGATTTTATGTCTAAATATTCATATGCATATGATCAAATACAAAATATTAAAGATTGGGATATTTTATATTTGGGATGGTCGTTATTTGAAAGTCAAAAACGTGGAATGGAAAATGACTTGTGGAATAATGATTATCCAGATGTTGTCCCTTTTGATAATAAAAAATTTTATGGAGCAGGATTTTTTGGTTATTTATTATCAAAAAGAGGAGCACAAAAACTATTAAATCATATTTCTATAAAAGGTATAACTCGAGCTATTGATTGCATTCCTTTACAAATTCCTACTTTGAATAAATATTTTATGTTTCCACATATTATTAAAACACCTGTATATGAAGTAAATTCAAATGTTGATACTGATATTCACAATGATCATTCAACACTTTTGCTTAAATGAAATATTTATTTAAATGAACAACTATAGATATTCAAAAACTTGGTTTATAAATTCAGACATACATAAAAAACTTGCCAATTTCCTAGACAATTCTAAAGAAAATAGAATTTTAGAAATCGGCTGTTTTGAAGGACTATCTAGTGTTTTTTTCGCAGATAATTTTCTTGGACAACCAACTTCTACTCTAACATGTGTCGATCCATTTCTAACTATAGAAAATAACGACCATAGTCAATTTTTAACAAACAATGAAGAAAATAATTTCGATTATAATATTTCTATTTCTAAAAATGCAGATAAAATAACTGTACATAAAGTTACTTCAGATACATTTTTTGAAACTAATACAAAGACTTTCAACTTTATTTATATTGATGGTTGTCATGAACCAGCTTTTATAATAAGAGATATGCAAAATTCATTTCGAAATTTAGAAAAAGGTGGTATCATGTGGATGGATGATTATGGTGGAGGAGATGGAATTCAAATACGTAATACTATGGATTTGTTTTTAAGAACATATATTGATCAATATGATCTAATTCACATTGGTTATCAATTGGCAATCAAAAAACGCTAAAATTTTCATTAAACAAATTAATGAAATTTCATACAGCCATCGGAGCTTTAATCACACCAGCAGGTTCATAACCTAACAATTCAAAATCGTCGATTTTGTATTCGTCGATATTTTCTCTAAGTTTCATAACCAAAGTAGGCTGACCCTTTACTTCTCTAGACAATTGTACCTTCATTTGCTCAACGTGATTTTTATAGATATGAGCATCGCCAATATGATGATGAAACCAGCCCGTTTTTAATCCGGTAATTTGAGCAATCATATGTGTCAACACTGAATATGAAAAAACATTAATCTGCGCTCCTAAAAACATATCTGCCGATCGTTGATACAATATACAAGACAATTCTCCTTCTGAAACATAAAACTGAAAAAATGAATGACATGGAGGCAAGACTCCCCGAGACAAATCCTGAGGAATATAAGCCGAAACAACCAATCTACGAGAAGTAGGATTAGTCTTTATTTCCTCAATAACATTTGCCAATTGATCGACGCCACCTTGCCCATGCCCATCACCTTCTTGTCTTAACATTCCAGGAACATATTTAGCACCAGCCTTGCGCCATTGCCATCCGTACATGTTGCCGAGTTCGCCTACTTTATAGTCCTTTAGACCTAGCTTATCTAAAAACTCTCGAGATGTATTTCCTACCCACCAATTTATTCCTTGTTCTTCTAGTTCCTTGGAATCGGTACTGCCAGATATAAACCATAGTAATTCTTTAATGGCAGATTTCCATGCGACTTTTTTAGTTGTAAAACATGGGACTTGGCCGTTTCTTAGATCGTATTTGACAACTTGTGGAGAAAACATGGAATATGTGCCAACTCCTGTACGATCATCTCTAGAAGGTTGGTTTAAGATTTCTTGACAAATATTTAAAAATCCTTGTTCTCCCATTTTATTTTATATTTTATTTATATTAAAAATTTCAAATTTATTATATTTTGTTAGAGACCATGGTGCAATAAACCAATTATTTATAAACGATTTAGCTGGTTTAGAACCATATAACCAATAACCATTTGAACTGTAAAACTTATTGACTTGGTTATTGCAACTACATGAATTACAATTGTTCGCACAAACGTTTCCTATAAAATCTTTTGTACATGTAGACGTCTGAGTTGACCACGAAGGAAAGTAGCTATTAGATGTACCTCCATCAATTGTGTAGCCGCTTAAACATTTAGTAGAATTATCGCCGGCTTTATAGTTATGATCAAACCCAGGATTTGCACCAGGATCGTTTAATTGTGCGCTTGTAGCAAATTTAGCGTTTAAAACACTAGTTAAATTATCTACATCTATTTGAGAAAAGGGAATTGCACCTTGTTGAGGCGGAACTTGTTTATAAATAAGATAAATTTGTGGCTGATTTAGCCAATAAAAGTTGTAAAATAGCCATAATCCTAATATTATTAGCAAACAGACAGAAACGGAAATTAAAAAAGGCGTCATTTATAAATAAAAATTATTTTTTATTTCCATTAATAAATGAAAACATATTGTGTAACATGTCATAAAAAAACTGACAATAAAAATGCAAAAGTAGTCAAAACATCAAATGGCCATCGCAGAATGAAAAGCATCTGTACCGTATGCGGCAACAAAAAATCCATCTTTGTAGCGGAAACTTGCCCACTTTAAAAAAACTATATTTTATTTTAAAAATATACCTTGTTAACAAGAGTCGAAAATACAACCTGAACAATCTTTCCAATATCCGTGCTTACCATTAGTTACGATTCCTCCTGCGGCTATACATGCTGGTCCATCTTTTACATAACACCATTTAGAACCAGACAAATCCCAATCTCCGCATTTACCTGTAATACCAACCTCTGAACAATTACATGGATTATCGCAAATCGCTCCATCACATTTAGTATTAGGAGGACATTCGGAATCTGATTTACATGGGCATGGATTATTAACACATGATCCTGATTTACTACAATCACCAACTGGCCATCTACCCTTATCACACGTTCCACATATCTGACCGGCTGGATCAGATGGATCAGTTACCCAACCATCACTACATTTAGGACATGTATTCAAATTACAACCTGGTCCTTGACAGTTTGAAGCGTTGCATTCAATACAAGTTCCATTTTTACATATTTGATTATTTGGGCATGGAACTTCATCCGAACATGTTTTTTCGCAGTTATTACCAAAATAGGGAGCAGGACATTCACATACGCCAGTTGCTGCATTATTTATTTTTTTGCAGGAACCACCGTTTTTACAGTCTGAATCAGACTGGCAAGTTGTACAACTAGGTGATAAACATGATGTACAACCAACGTTGACAACATTTTGTGTTCCTGGCTGACATGTAATCGACGCTTGTGTAGGATTGTAAGTTGATTTAAAAAATAAAAAAGATATAACGCCTATTAAAAATATAATAGGGATTATAAATAAATAAATCCAGTCCATTTATATTATTTTTTTTTATTTTTTAGAATAAAATGGGACTATCATATTCTAAAAATGTCGCTGAAGCAACAGTGGACGCTTTAACAAGTGTAGGAACAGCTATTATTGCAAATACGACTGTTGAATCTTCTCAAACACAAGGCGTTATTATAACCGGTAGTGGAGATGCGGGGGTCAGAGTGGGAAGCATAACACAAAAACAAGATTTAACTTTACATGTTTCAGAATTAATGAAAGCAATGTCAACAACTACTGCCCAACAAGCTTTAGTACAAAGCATGAATCAGATGGCCAAAAGTTTAACAAGTGGCATAAATCTAGCGCAAGCATCAGCAGCTCAAAATGACATGAAGGAAGCAATGAGATCTACAATGGAAATTTCAACAAAAATTGCAAATATTTGTTCTACTGGAGGTAATCAAACTCAAACTCTAACAATATCTGGAAATGTCCAAGCAGGTAATATTGACCAAGAAGAGGTGTCATCAGTCTTTGCAACTTGTGCTACAAATGCTATTGCCAACACATCTACAATACAGACATTACAACAAAAATTAACACAAAGTGCATCTGCTACTTCGTCTGGTATTAGTGAATGGGCAATTGTTGCAATTGTTGCAATCGTCGTTTTAGGCATTGCAATACCCGTTGCTTTGGAAGGTAAAGTAATCGTTAAATATGCATATATATTTTTTATTCTTGCTGGTCTGATTATGATTGCTGTGTATTTTGCATATCAACCAGGACCAACTATACTTTTAACTAAATATTCGTTAGGTCTTGATACCTCATCAGGATGCGGTCCGTCTGGCCCGGTTGTCAGCACAGCATATAAATCTCCTTTTGATGCTGGTGATGCATGTTTAGCAAATAAAGATTATGTTGCATTTGATTGGAAAGGATTTGATTTATCAACCAATGATGGAAATCAAGGTGCTCCATTAGTTCCTCCTCAAACTACATTTTATACTTCCATGTTGGATCCAAAGTGTACTATAGTAACAGATCCACTTATTAATTTATTTAGAAGACCTATTTTTAATTCTGGTGCAGTTGGTAACTCTGTTCCCCCTAATGCGGCAGGTGATAAAGAGGGAGATTATTATTTAAATACTTCAAATTGGCAAGGATATAAATATGTGGATGGCCAAGGATGGGACGCTGATAAAGTTTGGCCAGTTCCTAGTAAATATAATAGCTATATATTTAATTTTGGTCAAGCTCCTGCTTCAACTTCTACTGCAAACACAATTTGGGCAGATATCTCAAATCCCAAGGTGATCTCAGTATATGTTCCAAGTGCAACAACTTCTGGATGGGACTTATTAGCCACTGTTGACGGACCTGGTTATGCAATTATTCAAACATTAGACGCAAATACAAGCGGAATTAAAGTACCAAAGACGTCAACTTTATGGTTGTTATATGTTGGTGGCGCTTTTATAGGCATGGGTCTTGTAACAATGGTCATTTCGTTAGCATATAATCCTTCTGCTAAAAATAATTCAAATGTTGCACTGGCAACTAAAAAATAAAATAAAATTTATATTTTTTAATATAAAAATGACACAAGTTGTAACAAAATATAATAGTTGGGTTCAAGATCCTAATAGCCCAGATCAACTTAAATCGGATGTCCAATGCCCGCATAATTCAGACTGTGTTAATGTATGTCCACTGCAATTTCCAGGATATGCAACAGGAGTAGAAGATACTAGTGGTTCATTGTATAATTACGTAGATTGTTTAGGTTTATCCAACGCAACTTGTCAAATAGGTGATCTAAATGCCGTTTCAAAGAGTTGGGATAGCTATAATATAAATCAACCAGCTGGAATTATACCTCAAGGCAACGACTTGGTTACACAAGAATGTGTATATAATCTATCTGATTTTAATACATATAGTCGAATTGTTGCATTTAGAAACAAATTTCCTAAAGATGATGCAAATTATAATAGAATGATGGTTCAATTTTGCGCTTCACCAAGTTCAGATTGCAGCACATTAGAATCAAAATGCTCAAATTTAAAAGATACTGGTGCAGCCGGCGTTTTGTGCAGAACTTGGTGGGCAAGTGCATCAGATGGAGATAAAGCTGCAGTTGGTGCGAATTATTGTGCTGCAAATAATACAAAAGAGTGTGCATGTATAAATAGATCAGAAAATATGGTCTATCAGGCATTAGTTAAATCATCACAAGCTAACGATTGTTGCTGGTGGCTTCCTTGCAAAAATCCAGATGAGTTTTTTGTGCCCTCTATTCCATGTGTTACATGTCCTACAAATGTTTGCGAAGCTGTCGTAGAAGCATTTGATAGTAATAATTTTAATGCTAAAACTATAGGGCAAGACATTGATTGTCCTGGAATACAAGAAAATAGTACTCCAGTTGTTAATATCGATTGGATTTTTCCAGTTATTATCGCTATTCTTGTAGTCGTTATTGTAATTTTAGTTCCTCCATTTCGTTTATTTGTTGCTGCTCATATTTTAATTACTATATTATTTATAGTTTTAATATTTGGTAGCATTGGTGCATATTTTATTATATTCAAGCCATCTAGTTCAACATAATTAACATTTGTTTGTTGTTGGATCACAAAATGGCGTTCCATTATAGATATCTTCGAACAAATCAATATTCGATGTATTATTTGTTCCACAAGGTGTCCAATTTGCTTGATTAAATGATGGAGAAACCCATGCAGATGGTATGATACATTGTGGATATTTACAACCATTTGAAGCTTGACAATATTGCCCATTATTTGAAAGTCCACCAGCAAATGCTTGACTACACACTTGATTTAAATCTGATGGCAAATTAGAACCATAACAAGAATTTAACGACACTACAACATTATTGACACGTTTTTTACTACAATCTCCGATAGGACCTCTATTTTGATCACAAATTGTACAGTTTGTACTTGAATTTGGAGGAGTTATCCATCCATCTACGCATTTGCACTTGTCAAGCATACAATTTGGTAATTTGCAATTATCAGGCGTAAAGGTACATGCAGGGTCAGGTTTAGGTTTTATTTTGATTAGAATAACTAAAATTATCCCACCAATTATTAAACTTGAAATTATAACACCAAATAATAATGGAGTATTCATTTATATTAAAAAATATAAAAATTCTTTAAAGATTACGTATTCTTTAAAATATAAATGGAAATGTATTATTTTACAAATTTATCACATCCAGTAGCATGTCTCAATGTATAAATACTTTTCTTTTTCCAATCTGTTCCCACTGCTTTTGAGCACATTACATAAATATCGCCATCGTTCAATTCAACCATTATTCTTTCTCCATATGGAGAACCATCTTTATACCACTGATAATGTAGTGGAGAAGATTCGCCCATTCGGATTGCAATCACTTTTGTTCGTTCACTATCTCCATGAAAACCAATACCGCATTTAGTTACATTATAATAATAATTTCCTTCAGCTACTAAATTATCTGCTTTTTCGCCAAAATATTTTGGCAATCGTTTACGGATTCTATTTAGAATAGGAACGTCTTCAAATGCAATAATCGTACCTTTACCCTCTTCGTAATTTGGATCCTGTGAATCGTCGCCAAATACCAAATTATGTCTGGCATGCTTATTGACAACTCGCCCATACATTTTAGCTTTCTTATCCCAATCTAAATCAGTTAATTGTTTAAATAGATCTTTAGTTGTAAGTTGCGAAAGACCATTTCTAATTACAAGAATATATGCTTCTGGAGATTCATCTTGTTGTAATTGAATAATCTCTGTATTTTCAAAGTTTTTTGCTGCATTCTTTAAATCTTTATAGGAGAACCCTATTGTCTTTTGACCCAACTTTTGCATACCGACATGATTTTCTGCACAATCTCCAAAAGTTATCGTAATCATTTTTAGGATTCAAAATTTTAATTTTAAAATTCAATTTTACCATCTCAAACGTTGATACAACAAATTTATTTTATTTCGTAGGACATCCTGTTTCAATACAGAAAATGTAAGAATAACACCTCCCAAAAGTTCCCTAGTCTGTCCATGATGATACCCTTGAACGCCATCCAAGGGAAATGGTATAGACATTACCAATACCTGCAACAAATAAACCGCGATACCCACAAGGAATACATGAAAAAGAATTTCTGTCATCAATCGACAAGTCGATTTGGAATCTTCGTATTGTTCATCATATTTACCATAAAAATTATCAAATACAGCAGAAGTCAATACACCCAATGTAAAATAAATACAAGTTAAAAAACCAATATCGATGATTTTTATTATATATGGCACATATTTCATTTATTACAAAATAAAATTTTTATAAGTTAAAAAACTCAAAGATTTTTAAACTTTACTATTAAATGTCACACGCTGTAATACATCCCGTAAATAAAACAGCACATACAGGAATTAATCAATTTCATGTTGCATCGCAAGTATTTGATCCTAATATTTGCACTTATGATATTGTTGGTGCTGGACCAAATCAAACCATTAAAAAACAAGTTTGTTGGAATGGAAGATGCCCAGTAAAAAATCAAGATAATACATTCCAACCATGTCCAGCCAAACCATCTCCACCACCTCTACCTGGTTGTGATCCAAATGGTATGTGTCCAAATGGAGGTTGTCCATCAAAACCAGATGGAATGTATATAACATGTACAAATAGGGACGGCTCTAAATATTGTCCTGATCAGTACAATTCATCTCTATGTAATGGTATATGTCAATTTAGTAGGGCGCCTTGCTTTTCAAGTATTGGAAATTAAAATTCCTAATCCATAAATTTTCCGTTGAGAAAAAAATTGAAAATTAAAAAGAATTTAAAAAATAATAAAAACACAATGTCTGATCTCAAGACAGTAAAGCCAGCGCCACTTCAGATTAAGCAACTTGACAAACAAGAACAAAAAGAATATATGAAGCGCGTTAAATCGGGAGAAACACCTTTTGTACTTTCAAATGCTGCGATTCGAATGTCGTCGTTTATTAGTTGCGTAAACCATGGCGATGAAATTATTTTAAACACAAAACTTGAAAAACTTTGTGTTTTTCGCGGTCAACACAAACAAGTTTCACGCATGTTTGATGATATTCCAAGTTACTAGAAGCAATCGAATCTGAAGATTACGAATCTATGCGTATCTTGCAAAAATACATTAAAAAGAATAACATGTATAATTGAAAAATTTAATTTATATTAAAAAATATAAAAATGTTTACAATTGCAATTCAAGAAGATGAGGAATGGAAATTGACAAGGGTAGAGGATGAACAAATGATGCAAAATGGAAAAATTGGTTCGTTTAAAAAACGCGATTGCTTTTACATTTTTATTTCTGATGATTCTGAATATATGGCAGTTGCGTTATGTTCAAATGGAAAATTTGAAAACATGACCAATACAAGCCTATATTTATTCAATAGTATCTACTCGTAAAAATTGAAAAATTTAATTTATATTAAAAAATATAAAAATGTTGAAACAATATCGTGAAAAAGAAATGGAACGTTATCTAGCCAACTGGACAACTCCATTTGAACCAGTAGAAATCTATGCAATTCATGGAAACACTTCGTCACAGCATTTCGAAACTGCTCTTTGTATTTGCAAAGTTGGCAGCAAGAAATTTACAAACTGGAAAAAAGTTGCCAAATACTTGTACAAACATCAAGAGTTTTATGGATGTTATGAAGATTTGACTGGCAAGTTAACTAATAGTAAACTTATTAACATGTTTGAAAAGATTGTTGATCCAGAAAATATGGATCCGGTTACATTTGTTTATGGTGATAATCATCTTATTCAGTGGTTCAAAATTGTACGCGGAATTACAAACTAATTTTCCTATAAAAAATAGGAAAAATTTAAAGAGTTATATACAAGATACCGTAAATTCCAAATTTAAACAATAACCAACTTGCCTTGAGAACAATTTTCCCACCAAGAAATAATAAAGTTGTGTACATTTATATACTACGATTTAATTTTACATCAAAAAATTGCGTAAAAATTAATAATATTGTCAATGATATGCCAGCAGAAATTAACAATTCAGTATTTGAAGTTACACTCCCATAAATCCAATTTAAAAGACGGTTAAATAAATTTGACCAAGTTGTCGTAAAGAACGCTATTGAAATTAGGACCATAGCCCAAAAAATATCCTCAGTCAAATTGTGTGATTTATTTTTGCATTCATCAGTATTTTTAAATTCATCCAAAGAACATACATCTGTTGTTTTCATTTATAATTACTCGTAAAAAATCCAAGCAATTATTTCTTTTTTCTTATAAATGTGTGAAGATTATGAAAAAACACTAGTTTTATTAAAAGACACAATATTATATAGCGGTAATACAACAGACAAAAAAGAACTGACATTTAATGACATATTTAGATATATTGGTCAACGAAAAAATTCATATCAAGGAAAAACATTTGTTTTATACGCCAGCAGAAACTATAACGTCGCATGGGCATATGCATCCAGTTGTTTAACAACTGGTTACGTTCATAAATTTCAATTGACAAAAGATATTACCTTGTTACAAGGTAATGATTTTGAAGACGCTGAAGAGGTTGAAAAATGTGTGTGTGACAAAGGTTATGATGGCTATATAGTTGTTTATTCAGAAACACAAGATGAATTTGCATTTTGTAACTCTGAAAACTATTTAAAATACGTATCTAGTATCAAATGTTTAGGCAAGCAACAATTTCAAGAGGTTGAATTGACAGATATAGTCACTGCTCAAGACTTGTATAATCTTGAACAGGTTGTTGACAATTAGGACAATCAAATAAATAATCGTAGCATTTGGATTCGTCATAATAATAATCGAGACACTCTCCGCACATTTCGCAGCTACATGTCAATTTAAAAACAGTGCCACATGTTTCACTGCAATGAGGACAAGTGTTGACAATAGGTCGCATGCTGGCAATTTCATCAGGAGTAAAATAGAAGTTAAGAAGCTCCATCTTGTAATTTCCAAGTTTTTAATTTTAAAATTCAATTTTATAAAAATAAAAAAAATTGAAAATGTAATTAAACAAAATTAATAAATAAAATGTCAGGAAAAGCGTTCGTAGTTGCGGCTAAGGACTTTGACCCCAAGAAAGTAAAATTTGGAAAAGTAGAAACTAAAAAGGAAATTGCAAATGCAAAGTATTCACGAGTTGCTATCGGCTACGAAGGTATGCCCGATTCGCATATTACTTGTGTCCCCAAGGGAGGTGCAAAACGTCGTGATGTTAAACAGTGTTTACACGTACTATTACGTGGAGACCATGATCCGACAACTGGTCGTTATCAAGGACTATATTCTACTGGAGTATTTGAAACTTTTGTTTATCAAAAGCCGCGTACTCCCGAATTCTTGTCTGGTTATCAGCTACAAACTTGTCTTGTAGCAAAAGACAATCTTGAGAATCCAACCGAAGGTGAACAACAAGTTTTAAACGTATTTGAAGGTCTCGTTAAAATGGTTCGTAAATGGGTTGTTGCAAACAAAGAATCGCTACCACACTCTTTCAAGTCTCTTTCTGACGATCAACTGAAAGCGTGCGTTCAGCCTTTACATCAGCCTTCCATTACTAAAGAAGGAACAACATATGGACCGAGTTTCTTTTGCAAGATTGGTTATTGGAAAGCAAACGAATACAAGGGCAAACAATTTCCGGAACGCTTTACCACGCCATTCAAGGGTCCTGGTAATGTTCCACTAAATCCCAAGAATTTAGTCAAGACATCTGGTCGCGTTGTCATTGCATTTCGTATTAATCATCTTACATTTATCACTGGAGAATCTGAAGAGGATATGAAAATCAAGTTTGACGCAGAATTAGCAGATGTTAATTTCACACCAGTCAAACGTGAAATTGATGACTATTGTGGTCCAAATGATGACGATAACGATGAAGGCATGTGTGGTACCAACACAGATACTTATAGCGATATTGATCACACTAAAACTTACGGAGACAAAGTTAGCAGCAAGTATGGACAGGAAGAGGAACAAGAGGAAGAAGAGGAAGTTGTTCAAGTCAAGCCAAAGAAAAAGAAGAGCAAGGAATAAAAATTCATATTAATAAATATGAATACTTTTTAAAAATCAAACTGTTTTAATTCTGTATCATAATTTGCTTCAATAGAAATATGATCTTCCAGTTCATAAAAGTTTATTGATGCAGATAAAACGCCCAACTCTTCTTTGTTTGACCATCTTTTTGCTTTTACTCTTTTACCAGAAATCCAAAATTCTAAAACCATTTCTTCTCTTGTCATTGTCATTGTAATTGTTAAATCATCTTTCCATTTAGCGACTATAATTTTATCAGACAATTTAAACCCACATACGTTTTTAGATAGAATAAACGTATTAGGGGATTTATGATCAATTAACGAGTACTTTAATAATCCCGGGCATTTAATAAATTTTTCCATAGCATTTATTATAAATATTTTATATAAGATGAAAATTTATGACAATTATATTACATTTTTTGTAGACGAAATAAAAATAACTCTGCATAAACAACTATTAAGTAAAAAGTTTTTTAAAGATATGTACAATTCTATAGTTGAAAAATACGATGCTACATTTACTTTCAAAACAAATAGCATTCCAACAGCTGTTGTTACAATAACCGATGGCAAAATACTTGTAGAATCAGGGATATTGAGTTTTCAAGTTGTCAATGTTGAAAATTTTCTAAGAAATATAGAAGAAATTATAAATACAAGTCGATAGTTTCCTATTTTTATAGGAAAAATGTTTTTAAAAAATTGTTGCGTTTTTGTCAAAGACATCGTCAATAAATTGTTCCAAATCTTTTTGAGATAATTCCGCAATATAGTCTACAAATCCTTCATAAACTTGTTGACGAGATTTGGCCATATTTGTTCTATCGATTTTTACCTTGAAGTAGTTTTTGTAAATGTGATCTCGTTTGTCCTTGTCAAATTTACTAATTTTACGCAAAACACCCTTGTACAACAAAAGCCGATTGTCAACTTGATCGTCGTCGGTCAAGTTGTACATATCAATGTTTGCCTTTCGATTACCACTATAATCCATTTTTTCTTCAAAAATTTCGTCACCCAAGTTGTTCAAATCCGTATCAAGAAATTTATCCAAATATTCCCGGTCACTTGTCAACACCTCGGCAAGAAAATGCAACTTTGATTCGTCATTCATATAATCAACATAGTTTGAAAACAAATCCCTTTCCATCTTGGTCAATTTAAAATGTTTAACAATCTTTTCAACATTGGCATCAACAATACCATCAAAGTTGGTTTTCTCATCAACTTTTTGGTTGAGAACATTGGTCTTATTCTTTGCCCGCTGGGGTTTCTCATCAATTTTCTCTTTTTTGTTGAGAACTTTGGGTTTTATTTGTTTGCGATAGATAGAATATAGCCAATCGATAATTTCTTCTTCTTTGGCTGGTCCGCTAAAAAAACCTTTGGTATAAAATTTT